GGGAGGAACTAATAATACGCCCGTCGCTACTTCAGTTTTCGGAGGAAGGGGTGCAAACGCAACAGTTGCTGCATCGGCTCCTGGTGGTGGAGGTTCAAGTAATACAACAAATATTGTTGGCGCTCGTGGAGAAGTCCGTGTTTGGGTTTATAAGGTAGGATAACAGATGTCAACTTTAAACGTTTCAAACGGAAATATTTCAAACGTAACTATATCTGGTAGTGTTGTAGTTAATACTGTAACTTTATCAAATACTATATCAGTAGGTGCTGTCTCAATAAACACTTCTCAAATTACTGTTGGTAATTCTATTGTAAATTCTTCTGTTGTTTCTGTTCCTTCATTAGTCTTATCAGGAGCAACTATCACTGGACCAATTTATGGTGCTATTGTTAACACACAAATATTTACTGCTAATGGAACATGGACCAATCCTAATGCTAATACAACATTAGGTCTTACTGGTAATGAACAAGTACTTATTATGATGTGGGCAGGTGGTGGTGGTGGAGATAACACAACAACAGGTAATGGCGGTGGGGGTGGAGCTTGTTTTATCGGCATTGCCTCCTTGAGTTCCTTTGCTTCAACATGCGCTGTTACCGTTGGGTCTGGTGGAGGCGTTAACAGTAAGGGTGGTAATACAAGTTTTGTTGCAAACTCTTCATCAACATATGTTGCGTATGGTGGGGGTGGTGGGTCTAACTCAACAGCAGGAGGTGGTGGAGGAATTCTCTCAGATGGTAATGTAGCTGGTGCAGCGACCCAAGGAGGTGCACCTTTAGGAGGCACAGGAACGTCAGCTTCAACTTTTGGTGGTGGTGGTGCTACTGGTGCTTCTATTTTTGGCGGCGGTGGTGGAGGAGCAACAACAGGTGGAAACTCGATATATGGCGGAACAGGTGGTAGTCGTCCCGGTGCTTCTGTTGGAACATCAATATTTGGAGGAACCGGGTCTCAAACTACAGGCATTATTCCCGGTGGTGGCGGCGGTTCTGGTTATGTTGGTGCACGTGGTGAAGTTAGAGTTTGGGTAATTAAATAATTTATAAATAATTAAAAAAGGAATTACCTATGGCAAACCCAACAACAAGAGCCACATTCAAAGAATACTGCCTAAGAGCATTAGGTAAACCAGTTATTGAAATTAACGTTGACGACGATCAAGTAGATGATCGTATTGATGAAGCTTTAAAGTATTATTGGGATTACCATTTTGACGGTTCAGAAAAGATTTATTACAAACATCAAGTGACAGCCAATAATAAAATTGACAAATACATCACAATGCCTGAAAATATTCTTGGCGTTGTAAATATTTTTGATGTTGGTGGTACTTTAAATACAAATAATTTATTTAATATTAGATATCAAATTGCATTAAATGATCTTTATACGTTGACTTCTGTTTCAATGGTTCCATATTACATGGCCATTCAGCATATTCAGTTTCTTGAATATCTTCTTGTCGGAAAACAACCACTAAGATATAATAGACACACAGATAAATTATACATTGACATGGATTGGGATAAAATTAATGAAGGTAATTATCTTCTTATAGAAGCATATGAAGTTATTGATCCAGATGTCTATATAGACGCATGGAATGATCGTTGGTTGTTAGAATATGCCACAGCTTTAATTAAACGTCAATGGGGTAATAATCTTAAAAAGTTTGATAATATGAAACTTCCTGGTGGTTTGACTTTCAACGGTCAACAAATTTTTGATGAGGCAGAAGCAGAAATTAAAAAACTTAGACAAGAAATGATAAGTAGTTATTCGTTACCTGTTACAGACATGATTGGCTAACAATGGCTACAAATTTTTACTTCAATAATTTTCAAAATAGTCAAGAACAAAATTTACTCGAAAATTTAATTATCGAGTCAATAAAAATTTATGGTCATGATGTTTTTTATCTTCCACGTAGATCAGACAATCGTGATCAATTATATGGTGCTGATCCAGAGAACTATTTTGATACAGCATATGAAGTAGAAATGTATATTAATTCTTATGACGGGTTTGGTGGCGATCAGAATTTCATGTCTAAATTTGGTTTGGAAATCAGAGACCAGATTACTTTTACTATTGCATCAAGAGTGTTTAGTGAAGAAGTAGATGTGTATGAAGAAGAGACACTTCATAGACCAAGAGAAGGCGACTTAATTTATTTCCCACTCAATGATAAATGTTTTCAAATTAAATTTGTAAATAATAAACCAATATTTTATCCATTAGGTTCATTACCAACATTCGAATTAACATGTGAATTATTCGAATACTCGTCAGAACGTTTCTCAACTGGTATTGAAGCTATTGATAAACTTCAACAAAACTATTCTCTTGATATTCTTGATTATGCTATCAAAACAGAGGATGGATTTTATCTACGAGACGAAGATGATGACTATATTGTATCAGAAAAATACAATATGGCAAATATAGATATTAATAATGACAACGATAAAATACAACAAGAATCTGATAACTATTTGGATTTCACTGAAAAAGACCCATTCTCAGAAACAGGCACTTATTAATGTTCGGACATACATGGTACTTTTCTACAATAAGAAAATATGTAATTTTATTTGGAACATTGTTTAATGATGTAAGAATTACTCGTGAAGATAAAGATGGTAATGTTGTTTCATTATTAAAAGTACCACTATCATATGCTCCAAAAGAAAAAATATTAGCAAGATTTGATAGTGATCCTGAAATAAACAGACCATATTCTTCTCTTCTTCCTCGCATGTCATTTGAAATGTCATCTTTAACATATGATGGAGGAAGAAAATTACATACAATTGGCAGGACTGTTATTAAAGATTCAACTACAACTAAAAAATTAAAGTATCAATACAATCCTGTTCCATATAATTTTAATTTTAAATTGTACATCTATGTGAAAAATGCGGAAGATGCAACTAAAATCTCAGAACAAATTCTTCCTTTCTTTACACCAGATTGGACAACTACAGTTAAACTAATTCCTGAAATGAATATCAATATGGATATTCCTGTAGTTTTGGATAATATAAGTATAGAAGATAGTTATGATGGCAATTTTGCTGAAAGAAGGGCTTTGGTGTGGACTATAGACTTCACACTAAAAGGTTACATATATGGTCCTGTGAAGAAAGGTCCAATTATCAAATATGCAAATACAGTATTTTATGCTGGTTCTAAATCTGATGATAATGATCCATTTGAGTATACTGTAATAACACCAGGTCTAACGGCAAACGGAACACCAACTTCTAATGCAAGTTTGTCTATCTCAATAGACGAAATAGAAGTCGATGATGATTTTGGATATATCGTAGATAATAACAAATTGATTTGAGATTAAAATGACAGATGAAGCTAATAATGATCCTATTGCAAATGCAATGAATATGATGCCTGTGACTAGTTTTATTGACCAATTAGAAGCTAAAGGTCATGACGATTCTGCACAGAATGACTTTGAAAAAGCAAGAGCAAATCTTTACGAAGTTATTGATGTAGGCCAAACATCTTTAATTAAATTGGCAAAGATAGCCGAATCATCTCAACATCCAAGAGCATTTGAAGTCTTATCTAATTTGATGAAAACGATAGTTGATGCAAACAAAGATTTGTTGACACTTCAAAAACAAATTAGAGAAATAGAATTAAAAGACGAACCACATAATGAAAAAGCAAAAACAATTAACAATAATCTTTTTGTCGGTTCAACCGCAGAACTTCAAAAAATGATACAAAGTTTAAATAAAAATGAACGATAAGGGGTATAACGGTAATCAACTTTTAAAAAGATCAAATGAAACTATTGAATGGACACCTGATTTAGTTCAAGAATATATAAAGTGTTCATCAAATCCTGTTTATTTTGGTGAAAAATATATTAAAATTGTCAATGTTGATAAAGGTTTAGTACCTATAAAAATGTATCCATATCAAAAAGATATGGTTATGTCTCTAGCAGAAAACAGATTTACTATTGTTGCAACTGCTCGTCAGGCAGGTAAAACCACAGCTATTGTTGCTGGTATTCTTTGGTATATCATTTTTCATCCAGAAAAAACTGTTGCTCTATTGGCTAACAAAGGCGATACAGCAAGAGAAATCCTTGGTCGTATTCAATTAGCGTATCAACATCTTCCAAAATGGCTTCAACAGGGTGTCGTAGAATGGAACAAAGGTTCATTTGTTCTAGAAAATAACTCAAGAGTTATTGCCACAGCGACATCTTCTGACGCCATTCGTGGTTATTCGATTAATTTATTGTTTATTGATGAGGCAGCGTTTATTGAAAATTGGGATGAGTTTTTCACGTCAGTTTATCCAACTATTTCTTCCGGTATATCATCAAAGATAGTTTTGGTATCGACACCGAATGGGTTAAATCATTTTCATAAAATGTGGGTGGATGCTGAAAGAGGAACAAACGGTTATAAACCTATCAAGGTTATGTGGCAAGATGTTCCTGGTAGAGATGAAAAATGGAGACAAGATACGCTTGCTTCCATGGGTAACGATCAAGAAAAATTTGACCAAGAATATGCTGTAGAATTTTTAGGTTCATCTGGCACACTTATTGCTGGTTGGAAATTAAAAGAATTGGTTTATATGACACCATTGAATGAAAACAATGGGTTAAGTCAATATATAAAACCAGAAAAAAATCATGTGTATATATGCGTGGTCGATGTTTCCAGAGGTAAAGGTCTAGATTATTCAGCATTTCAAATAATAGACGTATCTCAAATGCCGTATATACAGGTATGTGCATATAGAGATAATATGACAACTCCTGCTGACTATGCCTCTATAATACATACAATGGCAAAAACATACAATAATGCCAGTGTTTTAGTAGAAATTAATGATATTGGCGGTCAGGTTGCCGATACTTTACATTATGAATTTGAATATGAAAATATAATGTATACAGAAAATAATGGTAGAATGGGTAAAAAAATATCTGCTGGATTTAAAAGTCAAGTAGATAGAGGTATCAGAACCACTAAAAATGTCAAATCGATTGGGTGTTCAATGCTTAAGCTTTTGATTGAACAGAACCAATTGATAATAAACGATCATAATACGATATCAGAATTGAACACTTTTTCCAAGAAAAATAATAGTTTTGAGGCAGAGGTCGGTTGTCATGACGATCTGGTTATGTGTCTTGTGTTATTTTCTTGGGTTTCTGATCAAAATTATTTCAGAAATATTGTTGACATAAATACTTTGATGCAACTTAGAGATAAGTCAGAAGACGAATTGTTTGAAGAATTGTTACCTTTTGGTTTTATGGATGATGGCTTCGATGAAAATGTTACTATAGATGATAATGGCGATAGATGGATGGCAGTTGATTAAAATATGTTATTTTATAAATAAATTAAGAATTTAACGTTTTTTTATTCCTCATAATAGGAGATTTTCAATGCCATTTCAAGTCAGTCCCGGTGTAAATGTAACAGAAATTGACCTTACGACTATAGTTCCTGCCGTATCCACTACAGAGGGTGCATTAGCAGGTGTTTTTCGTTGGGGTCCTATTGATCAAAGAGTTCTTGTTGACAGCGAGACAATTCTAATTGATCGTTTTGCTAGACCAACAAATCTAAACCCAGAGACATGGTTTACAGCAGCTTCATTTCTAAGCTATGGTAACAGACTTTATGTTTCTCGTGCCGCTAATACAACAGGTGTTTCACCACAGGTTGATGTTGTAATTAAGGGAAATACTTCTTATGCTGATGCTACTGTATATCTAGCATCTGGAAACACAGAAAATCTCCAGTCTAATTTATATGTTATTTTCTCAAATACTGGTGTTGTTACTAATGGCGCAAGAATTTCAAGCATCGTAAATTCTACTGCATTTACATTCTCAACAAACAGTGATCTTACAGTTGCTGCAAGCGGAAGTGCTACATTCAATGCCAATACCGGTGTTGATACTAATGATTTTATTACAACAACTTCAGCACATGGGTTTACTAATAACGATATTATTAAATATGTTGTTTCTGCCGGAAACACAGCTTTGACAGGCTTAACAAATAATGAACATTATTTTGTTGTTTCTGCCAATTCAACCGCATTTAAAGTAGCATCCACTCTTGGTGGTGCTGCAATCGATGTGACAGCATCTTCAACAGTTGAATCAGGTCATACATTCTTTAGACAGTCTGTAAAATCAACTCTTCAGCTTTTATCAAATACAGCTTTCTCAGCAGTTGTTAATACTGCAACAGTTGCTAATCTAGCTGGACAGATTGTCAAGAATGAAGATCATTTTACAACAAAATCATTTGATGACGAAGATGTAAAATTCGTTGCAAGATTCCCAGGTGAAATTGGAAATTCACTAAAAATTTCTGTTTGCGCCAATTCAACAGGTTATTCAGAAACTGTAAATCTTGCCAGTAATAATGCTACACTTACAGTAAACACAAACTCAAATACAGGTGCTATTGTATTTAATACTGTTGGTAATATTTCTTATTCAAATTCAACATTCAATGCATCATCTGGTGTTAATGGTACAACCGAATTTATCACAACATCAGCAGCACATAGTTTTGCAAATGGTGATGTTGTTAAGTATATTGTTGCCGCAGGTAATACTGTTGTTAGTGGTTTAGCAAATGGTACTACATATTACGTTGTAGGTGCGAATTCAACAGCACTACAACTTGCTGCTACATCTGGTGGTTCTGCATTAAACATAACAGCCGGTTCATCAGAAACAGGGCATACACTTTCAAAAGTTACAGTAACAACATCTGCTACTGCTAATGCTACAACAAAGGCTAATTTAGTCGGTAATGCTATGAATGTTACTGACAAATTAGAAGTTGGTAACACATTAATTGGTGTTCAGTATATTAAGATTACAAATGTAAGCTCAGTATCAACAAATAATGTTGTTAATTTAACTGTATCTGTAAATACATCAGCTAATGACACTACTCTCGTTAGTCTTGCAACTGGTACAACTGCTAATCTAATGGTAGGTGATCTAGTTCTTAGTTCATCAGATTCTGAAGTAATGAACGTAGCAGCAAATGCAGCTATTACAAGAATTGTAAACTCAACAGCATTTGTTGTCAATACCGATATTACAGTAGCAAATGGTTCAGCTACACTAGGTGTTACACAAAGCTTTACTGGCACTGCTACTCTAACACTAAACTTTGAAGATCAGTTTAAACTTTCCACAGATTTCTCTTCAAATACATCTGTTTCAAGATATTGGGAGTTCTTTGATCTAGTCGATAGAAGTGTTGGTCTTTCTGATTATCAGATTGGTTTCGGTAATAATGCTGTTAATTCAGACGAAATGCATGTGGTTGTTGTTGATGAAGGTGGTAAGTTTACAGGTGTACCAGGAACAATTCTTGAAGTTTATCGTGAAATTTCAAGAGCAACAGACGCAAAAACAGTTGATGGTGCAACAAATTACTGGAAGAATGTAATTAATGACCAGTCACAGTATGTTTGGGCAGTCAATGATATTTCTGGTGCAACATCAAATACAGCAGAAAATCTAACAAGCTCAACACTTGACGTTGTTGCATACAACTTCAATCTAGGTCGTGATGGTGCAGATGAAGCCAATATTCCATTAGGTCGTCTAACAACTGCTTATGACAAGTTCAAATCAGCAGAAGATATTGATATTTCTCTAATTCTAACCGGTAAGTCAAATAACTTCCAGTTAGGTAATTATCTTATTGATAATATTGCAGAAATTCGTAAAGATTGTGTTGTCTTCATTTCACCACAAAAAGGTAATGTTGTTTCAAATATTGGCAACGAAGTAGACTCAATTATTTCATTTAGAGATAATCTACGTAGCACATCATACGCTGTTCTAGATTCTGGATACAAGTATATGTATGATCGCTATAATGACGTTTATCGTTGGATTCCATTAAATGGTGATATTGCTGGTCTCTGTGTAAGAACAGACTCAACAAATGATCCATGGTGGTCTCCTGCTGGTTTCAATCGTGGTCAGATTAAGAATTCAATTAAACTTGCATTCAATCCACGTAAGTCTGAAAGAGATTCACTATATAAGGCTGGTGTCAATCCTGTTGTCACATTCCCAGGTCAGGGAACAGTTCTATTCGGTGATAAGACTCTTCTAGCAAAACCATCAGCATTTGATAGAATTAATGTTCGTAGATTGTTCATTGTTCTTGAGAAAGCCATTGCTACAGCATCTAAGTTTACACTATTTGAATTCAATGATGACTTTACAAGATCACAGTTCAAGAATCTTGTAGTGCCATATCTTCGTGACGTTCAGGGTCGTCGTGGTATCACTGACTTCTTGGTTGTTTGTGACGGAACAAACAATACACCAGAAGTTATTGATAGAAACGAGTTTATCGGTGATATCTATATCAAGCCAGCCCGTTCAATTAACTTCATTCAACTTAACTTTATTGCTGTTAGAACTGGTGTAGCCTTCTCAGAAGTAGTCGGCAAGTTCTAATAAATAGTTATAAACAAAACAGGAGTTAAAAACAAATGGCTTTCAATATTGACACTTTTAAATCACAAGGTCTTGCGCTAGGTGGCGCAAGACCATCCCTCTTTCGTGTAAGACTATTTTTTCCAGCAGTAATTGCAGGTAAAAGTGCTGCTGAACAAGAATCAGTTTTTCATGTAAGAGCAGGACAAATGCCAGCTTCAACATTAGGTACTGTTGAAGTTCCTTATTTTGGTCGTAAGATTAAATTAGCTGGTGATAGAACATTCACTGATTGGACTGTTACAATCATGAATGATGAAGATTTTCTTCTAAGAAATGCTCTTGAAGAATGGTCAAATGCAATCAATACATTAGTATCAAATAGATTAAATCCTGCTGTTGCTGGTAATATTGCTGGTACAACTGGTAATTATAAAACAGATTTGTTTGTTGATCAGTATGCCAAAGACGGTCCATCTGATGAACAAGGTATCATTAGATCATACCGTTTCGTTGGTGCATTTCCAACAGAAATTGGTACAATCAATCTTGATTGGGATACAACAAATCAGATTGAAACATTTGATACAACATTTGCATATGATTATTGGGTTCCAGAACCAGTAAATACACCAGCGTATTCACCAATTCTAAATCCCGCTTAATTTTTTTGAAACTAACTTTTAGGTAAATTATAATGGCTGAATTATTTGGATTTGAGTTTAAGCGAAAGAAAGATCAAGAACCAGTTGCTCCCTCATTCACTCCAAAAGAGCAGGATGATGGAGCATTGGTTATTGCTGCTGCTGGTGCTATGGGTACATATGTTGACCTCGATGGCACAGTAAGAACAGAAGCAGAACTAGTAACAAAATATCGTGAGATGTCTCTTCAACCAGAAATCGATATTGCTGTCGATGAAATTACAAATCATTCAATTTGTATTGATGAAGAGAAAATTGTCAGAATCATGTTAGATGAACTAAATCTTTCTGACAAAGTAAAAAAAGCTATTGAAAGTGAATTTGAAACTTCTCTGAATTTATTAAATTTTAATGTAAACGGTTATGATGTTTTTAGACGTTGGTACATTGATGGTAGATTATATTTTCACGTTGTAATTGATGAAAATAATCCTAAAGATGGTATCAAAGAACTAAGATATGTTGATCCTAGAAAAATCAGAAAGATTCGTGAAGTTTCCAAGAGACGTGCAAGAGGCGGTGATCCAACACAAAGTTCTGCCGTTCTTACTAAAACAGAAAATGAATATTATATCTTCAACGATAAAGGATTCAACTACGGTAATAAAGCAGTTGGTCCTTCCACAACAGGGTTAAAGATCGCTAAAGATGCTATTGTTCACGTTACATCTGGCCTTACTGATACGAATGGAACAATGGTTCTCTCGTATCTTCACAAGGCAATTAAGCCTTTAAATCAATTAAGAACATTAGAAGATGCAGTAGTAGTATACCGCATTTCTCGTGCACCAGAAAGAAGACTTTGGTACATTGATGTAGGTAATCTACCAAAGATGAAAGCAGAGCAATACGTTCGTGATATTATGGTCAAACACAAAAATAGATTAATCTATGACTCTGCAACAGGTGAAGTAAGAGATGATCGTAAGTTCATGACCATGTTAGAGGATTATTGGCTACCAAGAAGAGAAGGTGGAAGAGGCACAGAAGTCTCCACACTTCCAGCCGGTCAAAATCTAGGTGAAATGGAAGACGTTAATTACTTTAAAGAAAAACTTTACTCTTGTTTATATGTTCCATTAAACAGATTAGATAAAAATAATATGTTTAGTATTGGCAATCCTACAGAAACAACTCGTGAAGAATTACGTTTTGGTAAGTTTATTCATAGACTTAGAACAAAGTTCAATCTTTTATTCTTAAAAATTCTTGAACGTCAGTTAGTTCTAAAAGGTGTAATGACTATCGAGGATTGGGAAAATATTAAAAATAAAATTGTATTTGATTATTCTAAAGATTCATATTTCACAGAATTAAAAGATAATGAAATCATGATGGGAAGAGTAAACACAATCAATAGTATGGGTGAAATAATTGGTAAGTATTATTCTAATTACTACGTAAGAAAACACATTCTCAAACAGACAGACGAAGAAATGGAAGTCGAGGATGAACTAATCGTAAGTGAATTAGAACACGAAACACAACAAAACGTATCTATGGGTCTAGGCCCAGATGGTGCTGCACTTGACGCAGGTCAACAAGATATGGGTGGTGGTGGCGGTGGTGGTGCGCCTGTTGTTGATGACAAAGAAAAATTAAGAAAAGCTAAAATGACTTATCAAAGATTAAAAGATAAGAAACCAAAGTCAAAAGACGAATATTCTCAATTGCAAAAAGCAGTTCAAGTAATCGCAAAAAGTAATGATGAATCTGCTAAGTCTATGATTACATATAGACAACAGCAAATGGGTACATCTAAATAATAGGAGCGTGATGTGACAAAACCATCAGATTTAATTTTATATAGTTTAGAACAAAAGCCAATTGAATTTGGAGATGCATTTAATACTCTAATCAAAGATAGATTAGAAGTTGCTGTTAATAACAAGAAGTTAGAATTAGCAAAAACACTTTTCGATGAGCCTGTTGAAGACGAAGAAGAAAATGAAGATTCGTCACAATATGAAGTAGATAACGAAAATACAGATGATGAAGAAAATGAAGAACAACAGGAAACAGAATTAGAAGTAGAGGATAACGAAGATGCCTAAAAGCTTAAGGGATATTATAGCACCACGTGCTGGTAGAGACTTATCAAAAGGTGAAACTGATTTTCTTGATCAGCATAAGGTAGATGAAAAAGACTATCCTGTAAAGCAAAAAACTGCTGGTGCAACTCATGTTGCCTCTACAAAGCCTGTTACTGATCCTGCAAAAGGTCATTTAGGCGATAAATCACATACAATGTATACACAGGCAAATGAAGAAACAGAACTAGACGAAGAAGCTCACTGTAATATGAGCGAAGCAGGGCAGATGTGTGAAGTTCATGGTATGTCCAAGTGCCCAAATTCATCTATGGACCCAAAGAAAAAAGTTATTATGGACAAGAAAATTGTTCGTGAAGAAGAAATGACTTCTGCTGAAAAGAAAAAAGAAAAACAATTAAAAAAGAAGTATGACCCTTCTGGTATGAAAGCTTCTATGAAGAAGCAATATGGTGCTGAAAAAGGTAAGCAAGTTTATTTTTCCACCATTCGCAAACAGGCTATGGAAGAAACACAGGTTTCAGAATGCCCAAGTAACGAAGCTTCTGATGCTCCTGAAGTAGATTATGAAGGTGAAATGGCTAAGACGCAACTAAAAGCTTTAGCCAATAAAGCAATGCATCTTCACATGATGATGAAAAATGATGCACAATTAGAAGCATGGGTTCAATCAAAAATTTCAAATGCTAAACAAGATTTGGATGCTATCTATGATTATGTTGTGTTCAGACCAACAAAAGAAACAACAGGTCCAGAAACACCAATTGCTTACAATACAGTTCCCAATCCTTCATATCCAAGTGATACGGTGGATGTAAATTACGGGAGCAAAGTCTAATGATTCTTAAACTTCTAAGTCCAGAAATTAATATAGGTTCGACTGCAAATGATGTTTCCACAGCAACATTAGTTAGAATTATTAATACTGGTGCATTGGCTTCTGCAAATGTTGCGTATGCAAATGGAACTGTTTATGCAAATGTTTCTGTTTCAAATACAGAATCAGTAATAATAGAAAAAACACCAACAGATTTAGTAAAGGGCGCTAACATGTTAGCTGTCTCAGTAGCATTTAGGAACTAAAATGAAACTTATCGTAGAAGAAAACAACAGTAACGTAGGTTACATAACAGAAACTACCGAATCTGGTAAGAAAAATCATTTTATTGTTGGTCCATTTATTCAAACAGAAACACTCAATCGTAATAATCGTATGTACGAAAAGAGAATGATGGAACCAGTAGTAGAAAAATATGTACTAGAAAATGTAAAAAATAATAGAGCATTTGGCGAATTGAATCATCCAGCCGGTCCAACAATTAATTTAGACCGTGTGTGTATTTTAATCAAAGAATTAAAATGGAGTGGCAATGATGTAATTGGCAAGGCATTAGTCACAGAAACTCCAATGGGTAATATTGTCAAGGGTCTTCTTGAATCAGGTGCTACATTAGGTGTTTCCACTAGAGGATTAGGCGAAACAAAAATGCGTGACGATGGTGTTACAGTCGTTATGCCAGGTTTTCATTTAGCGACTGCTGCTGATGTTGTCGCTGATCCTTCTGCACGTGGTGCATACGTTCAAGGTATTATGGAAAATGTTGATTGGATTTATAAAAATGGTGAATGGATTCAGGAAAAAGCAGAAGAACATAAAAAGATATTAAAAAGAATGTCAATGGATGAAATAGAACAAAATAAAATGGCTATTTTCGAAGATTTTATTCGTTCATTAACAATTGATTAATTTGTTAAGTATCAGAAATATATAAATATTTCAAATTAAATTAAGGAGACACTTTAATGACAATAGCAACCTATGATGAGTATGTTGAAATCGTGAAAGTACTTGGTGAGGAAATCGAATTAACACAAGAAGAATTCGATCTCATGGAAGTAGCTGATAAAAATAAGAGATTCGAATCTCTTGTTGCCATGTATAAAGCTAGAAAGTCTGGTAACAAAGAAGCTGCTGAAAAGCACGAAAAAGAAGCTAGAGAAATGTCTAAGAAGAAAAAGATGGCTAAAGAAGAAGTAGAAACTTCAGAAACAGAAATTACTGAAACACAAGCTGCTGATACTCTTAAGCCAAATTCACGTCCAGTTCCACATTCACGTATGGAAATGATGACATCAGTTATGTCAGCTATGGGCGGAATGCCAAAGAAAGATTTAGTCAAGTGGTTCGATCAGGCAATGGCTGTATTTGGTCCAAATAAAGACCTTGGTGTCCCTGATAATTCTGCAAAGAATGCCGCTTCAATTGATACAACATTAGGTTCAGGACCAAAGACAAAAATGCCAATGCAGAAACTCAACGTCAAGGAAGATGTTGAGGAAATGTTTGCTGGTCAGGACTTATCAGAAGAATTTAAGGGCAAGGCCACTACACTATTTGAAGCTGCTGTAAATGCTCGTGTTGTACTAGAGACAGCACGTATTGAAGAAGAATTTGAAAATACACTTAATGAACAAGTTGGAGAAATTGTTTCTGATCTAACAGAAAAAGTTGATCAGTATTTAGACTTCGTTGTTGAGACTTGGATGAAGGATAATGAAGTTGCTATTGAAACTTCACTCCGTAACGAACTAGTTGAAGATTTCATCGAAGGTCTAAGAGGACTATTCTCTGAACATTATATCTCTGTTCCACAGGAGAAATTAGATATTCTTGAAGCACTATCTGAAAAGGTAGCTGAACTTGAAGAAAAGCTAGACGAAACAATTAGCGAAAATGTAGAGTTAAGACAGATTGCTCAGTCAATCGAACTAGAAGATGTTTTCGATACTGTTTCAGAGGGTCTAGCTCTAACACAGGTAGAACGTTTCCGCTCACTCGCTGAAGGCATTGAGTTTGATGGTGATCTAACTGCTTACGAAAGAAAGTTAAACATCATTAAGGAACAATACTTCACAGAAAAGACATCAGTTGCTGCATCTGTAATTAACGAAGATGTATCAGGTGAAAATAGTCTAACTGAAGAAGTAGTAACAACACCTGAAATGAAAAGATATGCTTTAGCTATCTCTAGAACAATAAAGAAATAACTTTTTATAAATAATATACATTTAAACCTTTAAGGAGAAATAAATGCTAGCTGAAGAACTAAACAACAAGTGGAAGCCAATTCTTGAGCATCCCGATCTTACACCAATTAAGGACGTTCATCGTCGTAACGTAACTGCTGCTCTACTAGAGAATACAGAGAAAGCATTACGTGAGTCAGGTGCACATTCTCAGTATCTACTTTCAGAAGCCATGACATCATCAATTCCTGTTAATGCTATGGGTTCTTCTTCATCAACAGCATCAGCAGGTGCTATTGATACATTCGATCCTGTTCTAATCTCACTAGTTCGTCGTGCAATGCCAAATCTAATTGCATATGACATTTGCGGCGTTCAGCAGATGACAGGTCCAACAGGTCTCATTTTCGCAATGAGAGCACGTTATGCCAACCAGACACATACAGAAACATTCTACAATGAAGTTAACACTTCATTCTCTTCTGTTGTTTCAGGTGCTAACACACTAGGCCAGAAGCATGTCGGTACATTCCCTGATGGTTCTGCTAATCTTGCTGCAAATGGCGTTTATAACTTTGGTTCAGCCATGGCAACATCACAGGCTGAAGCTCTTGGTACAGACAGCAATTCAGCTTTTGCTCAGATGGCATTCTCAATTGAGAAACTAGCCGTTACAGCCAAGACTCGTGCTCTAAAGGCAGAATACACCATGGAACTAGCCCAGGACCTAAAGGCTATTCATGGTCTAGACGCCGAAACAGAACTTTCAAACATTCTCTCTTCAGAGATTATGGCTGAAATCAACAGAGAAGTTGTTCGTACAATCAACGTCACAGCCGTTGCTGGTGCACAGGACAACACAACAACCGCTGGTTACTTCGATCTTGATACAGACTCAAATGGCCGTTGGTCAGTTGAGAAGTTCAAGGGTCTAATGTTCCAGTTAGAGCGTGAAGCTAACCAGATCGCCAAGCAGACTCGTAGAGGCAAGGGTAACATCGTTATCTGTTCATCAGACGTTGCTTCTGCTCTACAGATGGCCGGTGTTCTTGATTACGCTCCTGCTCTAAATTCAAACAATCTACAGGTTGACGACACAGGCAATACATTTGCTGGTGTTCTAAATGGTCGTCTTCGTGTTTATATCGATCCATATGCCACTGGTGGTAACTATCTAACAGTTGGTTATAAGGGTTCATCAGCCTTTGATGCTGGTCTATTCTATTGCCCATACGTTCCACTACAGATGGTACGTGCAGTCGATCAGGACAGCTTCCAGCCAAAGATTGGTTTCAAGACACGTTATGGAATGATTGCTAACCCATTCGCAAAGGGCGCAACAGCATTCACAGATGACGGTCTTGCAAAGGATTCAAACGTCTACTATCGTCGTGTAGTTGTTTCAAATCTTATGTAATAATAAACCCAGTGTCAAACTGGTTAACTAGGGGGCTTTTTAGCCCCCTTTTTTATTATAAATACTTAAAATATTAAAGGGTAATGAGATGACTGCATTAGATAAAAATCCAACAAATCATAATTTCCTTTCTCCATTAAATTTTAAGTTTCAAATTAAAAGAGCGCCACACATTAATTTTTTCATACAAGAAATCAATCTTCCTTCTATCTCTATTCAACCAAAAGAGGTAGGAAACCCATTTGTAAAAATTCCATATCCTGGCGATCATATAGATTATACTCTCCTTACTGTTAAGTTCAAGGTAGATGAAGATTTAAAAAACTATTTGGAAATGCAATCTTGGCTTCGTGGTCTTGGCTTTCCTCAATCATTTGATGAGTATAGCACCCTTTCAAACCAAAATCAACTGGAAGGTAAGGGGTTAAGATCAGATATTTCATTAATTATTCTTAATAGTACGAAACTTCCAAATTACGAAATCACATTTACAGAAGCATTCCCTGTATCATTATCTGAATTGGTATTTTCAACCACAGAAGATACAGTCAATTATATGACTGCCACTGTAGACTTCAGATATATTCTCTACAATATTGAAAAAATCACTTGACAGGGTGAACATATCTTGGTATAATGATTCTGTTAGAGACTAATACAATATATTATTATTGAATAGGAGAATATTATGAAGTATGAAGAAATATGTGATATGTGGGATAAAGATTCCAAGGTAGATATGACTAAACTAGGTCAATCTACTATATATTGTGCTCAGTTGCATTCTAAGTATTTGAGATTGTTACTCATTGAAAAGAAAGAATTGAGACAATTAGAAGCTAAAATGAAGATTCTAAAGTTAGAAAAGACAGAATTCCTACTGTATGGACCATCAAAAGAAACACAACAGAAAGGTTGGGTATTGCCTCCTAAAGGTAATATCATAAAGGTTGAACTACCTCTTTACTTAGAAGCAGATCATGATATAATAAGCCTATCATTGAATATAGGTGCATGTCAAGAGAAGATTTACGCATTAGAGTCCATTTTGAAGACCATAAATAGTATGGGTTACAATATCAATGCTGCTATTGATTACCAGAAATTTATGGGTGGAGGATAATGTGATTATATGAATGTTGTAAGTGTACAAAAATATAATGAAACATATATAAAAATTACTACAGAACCAGGAATAGCTTTCGAATTAAAAGATCATTTTACATTCAAAGTTCCTGGTTATAAATTTATGCCTCAATACAAAAGTGGCGTATGGGACGGTAATATATTCCTTTTCAACCCTATGACAGGATTGTTATATTATGGTCTTTTGTCGTATGTAGAAGAATTTTGTAAAAACAGAGATTATACATTAATATATACAAGCGATTTCTCAAAAGAACAGTTTTCTTTAAAAGAAGCTAATGATTTCATAGAGAAATTAAAACCTACTATGCAACCAAGAGATTATCAATTGGATGCATTCGTTCATGCTGTAAGAGAAAGACGGGCTTTACTTGTATCTCCTACAGCCTCTGGTAAATCGTTTATAATTTATTTACTTGTGAGGTATTATGCGAAAAGAACTCTCATTATTGTACCAACTACTTCTCTTGTTAGTCAGCTTGCCAGTGATTTTGTTGACTATGGTTTCGACTCTGATACTTACGTTCATCGTGTCTTTGCTGGACAGGATAAGGGATCAACAAAACCAATCACAATCACCACTTGGCAGAGCATATACAAATTACCTAGCGAATTCTTTAGTAACTTTGATGTTGTCATCGGAGACGAAGCTCATCTCTTCAAAGCAAAATCTCTTACTTCTATACTTACTAAGATACCCAATGCACGCTACCGTTTTGGATTTACCGGAACATTGGATGGTACTCAAACCCACCGCCTCGTTCTTGAAGGACTCTTTGGACCAGTCAGAAAAGTAGTAACAACAAAAGAATTAATAGACAAAAAACATCTAGCAGATTTTAATATAAAATCAATAGTGCTTTCTTATTCAGATGAGATTAGAAAAGTATTTTCAAAAGCTTTATATAAAGACGAAATAAATTTTATTGTTACATTACCTGAAAGAAATACTTTTATTAAAAATTTAGCATTATCTTTAAAAGGAAATACACTTTTATTATTTCAGTTTGTTGACAAGCATGGTGAAATATTATATAATAGTATCAAGAATGAAGCTGGAGGTCGAAAAGTTTTCTTTGTTTCTGGAAAAGTAGAAGGTGAACAAAGAGAAGAAATAAGAAGGATTGTTGAAAATGAGACAAATGCTATTATTGTTGCTTCTTACGGCACTTTTTCTACCGGAATTAATATTAAAAATCTTCATAGCATTATTTTTGCTTCTCCTTCTAAGTCACGAGTTAGGAATTTACAATCTATAGGGCGTGGTTTAAGAAAAAGCGATACAAAAACGAACGCAACACTATATGATATAGCAGATGATTTTTCGTGGAAATCTAAAAGTAATCATACATTGCTACATTTTATAGAAAGAATCAAAATTTATAGTGAGGAGAAATTTAACTACAAAATATATAAAGTTAAATTAAATGTATAGGATAAAAAATGGCTAAAAATTACGTTAATAATAAGACGTTATATACTGAAATGGTGAAATACCATGAGCAGTTATATTTGTCTATTCAAAAAGATAATCCTAAACCAATCGTCTCCAACTATATTGGACAGGCGATTATGTTAATATGCAATCGTTTAGCTTATAAGCCAAATTTTATCAATTATACATTTCGTGAAGAAATGATTGCTGATGGTATTGAAAACTGTATTGTTGCTATTGATAACTTCAATCCAGATAAATCTAAAAATCCGTTTGCATATTTTACTCAGATCGCATGGAATGCATTTTTGAGAAGAATAGCCAAAGAGAAGAAACAGACCTATATAAAACATAAAAACTTTGAAAATTCTTTTGCGACACATGAAATGGAAATGATTTTTAACGATATAAATTATTATACCCAAGGAGTCAATGAATTTTCAAACGAGATTATTTCTTCATTTGAAGAGAAAAATCTTACCGTCAAAAAGAAAAAGAAAATGAGCATGGGTCTTGAAAAATTAATTGATAACGGAGAGTGAGATGAATAATCAGCATTTAATACCACCGTCAGTTACGGATATAGTTGAGAAACTATCATCTTCAACTGCACATACAAATGAAAAACTAAATTATATTATGCGTTTGGAAGCTATACGTGATTATTGTGCAATGAATATTGATAAACATAATAATCGCCAGTTTCCAACGAAACCAGCAAAAAGAGGTTATCGTTGAAAATAGCACTAATTACAGATACTCATTGGGGTGTCCGTTCAGACGCCCCAATTTTTCATGATTATAATAAGAATTTTTTAGATGAAGTATTTTTTCCTCATTTAGAAAAAAACAATATCAAAACTATTGTTCATCTTGGAGATATGTTTGATAGAAGAAAGTATATTAATTTTCAAACAGCAAATAGAATCAGAGAAGACTTTCTTCAACCTATTAGTGATAAAGGTTTTAAGTTTCATATTATCGCTGGTAATCACGATATCTATTATAGAAATACTAATAAGATAAACGCAATTCGTGAACTTATCGATGGTAGATATAATTTTCATATATATGATGATGTTGCAACGGAAGTAATATTTGATAACACCAAGGTATTATTGATACCATGGATTTGTGATGAAAACTATGAAAAATCTATGAATAATATAAAGAATACAGATGCACAAATAGCATTTGGTCATTTAGAAATTCAAGGGTTTGAAATGTATAAGGGGTCTATTGTTTCGCATGGGCATGATCGTAGGATTTTTGAGAATTTTGATATTGTCTTGTCTGGCCATTATCACCATAGGTCCACTGATGGCTGTATATCTTATTTGGGCTGTCATTCTGAGTTTACATGGGCGGATTATGACGATCCGAAAGGATTTCATGTATTTGATACAGAGACTAGAGAACTGGCCTTTATAGAAAATCCTTATAAGATGTTTGCTAAAATTTGGTATAATGATGCAGGTAAAACATTTGACGAGGCGGTATTAAAATTCGATTACGAACAATACAGAAACAGAATTGTAAAGGTTATTGTTTCAAATAAAGACAATCCTTATTGGTTTGATAATTTTATTGAAAGACTACAGCATGTGGACCCACAAGATTTACAGATTGTAGAGGACCATCTAAATTTAAATATGGAAGATGACGAGAATATTGTCAACGAAGCAGAAGATACTTTGTCTATATTCAGAGGATTTATTAAACAAATTCAATCTGAGAGTATTGACAAAGAACAATTAAATGTTATAATAACAGAACTATATAATGAAGCGATTACATTGGAGTGATTTATGCCTTTACGATGTGTTTTGTATACAATTATTTTAGTTGGTGGACTAATTTGGTTATATGATTTTCAGTCAAAGAAATGCGAAGCAGCCGGTGGAATATATGCACCTAACATTTGTGTAAACCCATCAGCAATTATTGAAATGGATTGATATTATGGATAGGCGTAAACTATTTGCTTTCTTGCCTCTAGCGCCAGCAATCATTGGTGCTTCTATTATTAGAAATTCAAACGAAGACGAAAAACCAGAAGATGATATGAATGGTACTATTCGAATAGGATTTGTTAAAAAGAGAGAAACTAAATCATCTAATATGTTTTTTTCTGCACCTGAATTAGATCATACAAGACATGTATCTATGTCAGTTGGTAAAGATGGTAATCTTTGGTTAAAGACTGCGAATGGTGATTGGAAACGTGTGGTAACTGAATAATCAGGAGATTTTATTGTGGCTGTACTTGATGATATTATTATAAAACATTGCCTTATCAGTAAAAACCAACCAGACGCTATTGGTGAAATTCTTAGGAGTTGGGCATTCAAACATGAATATGGTTGCTATTCATGTTTTGATTTAATTGAAGAATTTGAAAAGGTAGAAGTCACACCACGAGAATTTAAATTACTTTGGGGTCGTGATTATGATCCAAAGAATAAAGATGATTATTGGGGGTTTGATGAAAAAAATGCATTCGAAGAAATTGAATGGTTCAAGCACCCTAATGGAATTGAAGTGGGGTGGCATTGGGATGGTGATGGTCTACTAGGGTTTTATGTTCCAGAATTAGAAGACGAATATTATGACGGTTCAATAACTAATTCTGATTGTAAAAAGAATTATGGATGGGAATTTGGTGAGAAATGATTTATTTCAAAAAACTAAGGTGGAAAAATTTCTTATCAACAGGGAATGTTTTCACTGAAATAGAATTGAATAAACATAATACTACGCTTATTGTAGGAGAGAATGGTGCTGGAAAGTCAACTATTCTTGATGCATTGACTTTTGCTTTGTTCGGAAAGCCTTTTAGGAAAATCAATAAACCACAACTTCTTAATACAATTACTCAAAAAGGTTTGTCAGTAGAGATTGAGTTTTCTATAGGCAAGATAGAATATAAAATTGTCAGAGGTATAAAACCAACTGTTTTTGAAGTATATCAGAATGGTTCTTTATTAAATCAATCTGCTGAAAGTAAAGATTATCAAGATATTTTAGAAAAGCAAATACTAAAGATAAACTATAAATCATTTTGTCAGGTTGTTGTTCTTGGTTCAGCGACATATCAGCCATTCATGCAATTGACTGCTGCACAGAGAAGAGAAATAATCGAAGATTTGCTTGATCTTCAAATATTTTCTACCATGAATTCTTTGTTAAAAGATAAAGTTTCTTTTAATACAAAGGATATGTCGGAATGTGATAAAAATATTGCTGTTGTGTCAGAACGAATTGAAATGACCAAGAAACATTTGATAAAAATTCAAATGGATAACAGTAAATTAATAGAAGATAAAAAAGAAAGAATCGAAAAGACAAAGAAAGATATTGACACTCTTTCGGTTCAATTTCAGACAATAACTGATACCATTGAAAAATTATCAAAGAAGACTGTCAATTTAGATAAATTAAAGTTATCGTCCAAGGAATTGAGTTCTTTAAAAAGTAAAATAGAAAATAAATTTGATTCTTTAAAAGAGGAGATTGATTTTTTTACTGAAAATGATCAGTGCCCTACATGTAAACAGAATATAGATGTATCTTTCAAAGAGACCACTATAAAAGAAAAGACAAATGAAATATCAACGGTTGAAAATGGTCTATCTCAACTAATAGACAAGTATCTAAAGGTTCAGAAAAAAATTGAAGACATAATAAAAATAAACGATCAAATAAGTGATAATAAATTTGAAGCGCACAAAATCAAAACAAAAATAAATTCATTGAATGAATATATAAATGATCTAAATGAAGAAATGTCTTCTATTAAAAATATTGTAAAAACAGAAGATAACGTTGATATAAAAGTCTATGAAGAAAAACTGGAAGAGTATAAGGATGAGTATAATAAACTAAAAAATGAAAAGGAATTATATACGTGCGCCGCAACAATGTTGAAGGATTCTGGTATTAAGTCCAGAATTATTAAACAATACGTTCCTATTATCAATAAGTTTATTAACAAGTATTTGTCATCTATGGAGTTCATGTGTCAATTTGAACTTGATGAAAACTTTGATGAAGTTATTAAATCAAGATACAGAGATGAATTTTCATATGGGTCTTTTTCAGAAGGAGAAAAGTTTAGAATTAATTTAGCTATTCTTTTTACATGGAGATCGATTGCCAAAATGAGAAATTCTATTAACACGAATATTCTTATTTTGGATGAAGTAATGGACTCGTCATTAGATGCAAACGGAACAGAAGAATTTCTCAAACTTATTAAGAATTTGTCCAAAGATACAAATATATTCATCATCTCACATAAGAGGGACACTATAATTGATAAGTTTGAGAATGTTATTAAATTTGAAAAGATACACAACTTTTCTAAGATCGCATAGGTATTAAAATGACAATAGAATTAGTAAAGAATTCTGATCCTATTTTAACTGAAAGATGTCAAGAGGTGGATTTTGATAATCCTCCTTTTGATTTAATTGAATTCGCACATGAACTTGTTAAATTTATGTACGAAAGAAATGGTCTTGGATTGGCTGCAAATCAAATTGGTATTCCGTATCGAATATTTGCAATGAGAAGTCATCCAGAAAATTTTGTATGTATCAATCCTAAGATTGTTCAGCCGTCTGCCGAAACAATTGTTCTTGAAGAAGGATGTTTATCATATCCAAATTTAATTGTAAAGGTAAAAAGACCTAGACATGTTCGTGTTAGGTTTAATACACCAAATGGTGAGACTCTTACAAAAACATTTACAGGTATGTCAGCGAGAGTTTTTCAACACGAATTAGATCATCTTGATGGTAAAATATTCTATCAACAGGCTAATAAATTTCATCGTGATCAAGCTTTAAGAAAGTGGAAAAAATGAGATATTTTGATTTTGAGTCTTTAGCAATTATGAAGCAACATTATATAAGTGGATTAATTATATTTTTTGCATTTGTACTTTATTATGTTTTGGTGAGAAGATTAGATCGTGAATAAATTCCTAAAATACTGTAGATATTCCAACATTCAGATAGCATTAAATTTAAATCCATTGACATGGGGGTTCGCATATGATTATGGTGGACCAACACAGATGGACCCTGGATTATATCATTTGACATTCAAATTTATCTGTGTTAGAATGTCTTTCGTTTTTGATGATGGGAGTTGGTAGTGAACATCTTTTATATCGATGCTGATCCTATTCAAGCTGCACAGTGGATGGTGGATAAACATGTTGTTAAAATGATTCTTGAATCAGCACAACTGTTGTCCACCGCTCACCGTGTTCTTGATGGTATTGAAAGTATTGGAACAAGTCCTTCTGGGAGAAGCAAGAAGATATGGGAGTTCATCCATCTGCTATATGGTGCCGCAGTAGCATCCAGAATTATGATTGGTTGGTAGAACATATGTTTGCTCTTATGGGCGAATATACCCATCGTTATGGTAAAACACATAAATGTCAGGGCGAATTGTCATATATGCTCCAATCGCCACCAAAGAAACTTGAAGACTATGATTGGACACCCATGCCTTCATGTATGGATGATAAGTATATTATTTCAAGTGATCCTTTGATTAACTACCGTAACTATTATATTAACGGAAAGTCCGATCTTCATAAGTGGACTAAACGTGAAAAGCCTGAATGGATTTAATTGGAGATAAAATATGTTTAATGAAGTGAAAGATTTTCATATTGCTTTTGGACAGCGTGTAGGTTCAAAACCAGAATTACCTGATCTACCAGAACGTGAGTTACGAATGAGTCTTCTGGTAGAAGAATATGCAGAATATTTAAAAGCAGAAAGTGATAATGATATTGTAGAGATTGCTGATGCTCTTGCTGATATGATTTACATTATTTGTGGAACCGCCGTATCTTATGGTATTCCATTAGACGTTATCTATAACGAAGTCCATCAGTCTAATATGAATAAACTAATTGATGGAAAAGTTTTAAGACGTGAGGATGGTAAGGTTCAGAAGCCAGAAGGTTGGCAACCACCAAACATTAAAAAAATTCTAGATGAATGGGGTAATAAGTGAAAAAGGCGAAAGATATTCCATATAAATATGCGGAAGGTCAGATTATTTCTGACTTTCAGGCGTATATAGATAAGACTTACCAAGAGCATTACAAGACAGAAGACAAAGGTATTGAGTGCTTCGATGCATGGATTGCTCTTGGTGAGTCTACTCCAACATTCAGAAATACTGCATTAAAGTATTTGTGGAGGTATGGAAAGAAGAATGGCAACAACAAAGACGATTTGATGAAGACATTACATTATGTATTGATGTGTCTTTATGTAGATCATTACAAAAAAGGTGATTAAACAATGGAAATCAAAGTACCAGTAGAAGAATTACGCAAGAATAAGTTATTTTTTGCAACACCAATGTATGGTGGTCAGTGTGCAGGAATGTTTGCAAGATCAATTGCTGATTTATCAGCACTATGCACACATTATGGTATCCCTCTTCAGTTTTATTTTCTATTCAACGAGTCATTAATTACACGAGCACGAAATTATTGTGTTGACGAGTTTATGCGTTCTGATGCAACACATCTAATGTTCGTTGACTCTGATATCGGTTTCAATCCAAATGATGTTCTAGCACTAATGGCACTATCAAAGGAAGGTTCTGAATACGATATCATTGGTGGTCCATATCCAAAGAAGTGTATTTCTTGGGAGAAGGTAAAGGCGGCTGTTGACAAGGGTGTTGCTGACGAGAATCCAAATGTGTTGGAGAAGTTTGTCGGTGATTATGTCTTCAATCCAAAGGGCGGTGCTACCAGTATTCCATTAGGTCAGCCTGTAGAAGTTCTTGAAATTGGAACTGGTTTCATGATGGCACGAAAGAATACTTTTAACAAGTTCGCAGAAGCATTTCCTCAGTATGCATATCGTCCAGATCATGTTCGCACAGAGCATTTTGATGGCACACGAAAGATTATGCAGTATTTCCAGGCAGAGATTGATCCAAAGTCAGAACGCTATCTATCAGAAGATTATTGGTTCTGTCAGAAGGTTCAGGAAATCGGTCTAAAGACATGGTTCTGCCCATGGATGCAGATGCAGCATGTAGGCACATATATCTTTGGTGGGTCATTAGCTGATCTAGCTTCTATTGGTGCTTCTGCAACAGCCGATCCTAACAATCTAGGTGGAAAGAGTACTTCTACTCCTAAAAAGAAGAAGAAGTAAATTATATAATTGAAAAGGATATATTATGAATATTGATGTTACCACATTAAATGTGTTGAAAAACTTTTCGGCTATTCATCCATCAATCATTATTGAGAAGGGAAATGTTCTAAAGACAATTTCTTCCAATAAGACAATGATGGCAAAGGCAAAGATCGAACAGTCTTTTGATAAGACATTCGGTCTTTGCGACATCTCAAACTTTATTTCTGTTCTTTCGATGTTTGAGAATCCAGTTCTTAATTTTGATGAAAGTGAATCTTATGTAAAGATTACATCAGAAGATGATACAAGGTCTATCAAGTATGTATTTTCTGAAATGTCTCTTATTGAAGAAGCACCGGATACTATTAGAATTGGAGACATTATTGTATCTTTTTCATTAACTGAAAAGACACTTGTAGAATTGACAAAGGCTATTGGTATCTTTAAGGTAGATGAAGTTACCATCATCGGTGATGGTGATAATATTACAATTAATGTTATCGATAATAAGAGATCAGGTTCTGAATATAGTGATGTGATTGGTAAAACAGACAAAGTTTTCAAAGCATTTTTCAGAAAAGAAAATCTTATCATTCGACCAAATACATATGAAGTGAAGATGTCTGCACAAGCTGCACATCTTTCACATCCTGATATTGAGTATTGGATTGCAGTAGAGCATCATTCGAAATTTTAATTTCGAAATTTTATTATGATAATGTGAAAGGACAAAGTATGAAGGACTATTTGTGGGTTGAGAAATATCGACCAAAGACAATTTCAGATACTATTCTTCCTTCTGAATTAAAAGCTACATTCAATCAGTTTGTAGAGCAAAAGAACATTCCAAATCTTATTCTAGCTGGTTCTGCTGGTGTTGGTAAAACAACAGTTGCACGGGCATTATTGAATGAGATTAAAGCAGACTATACTATTATCAACGGTAGTATGAATGGTAATATCGATACTCTTCGTAACGATATTCAAATGTTTGCTTCTGCTGTTTCTTTTTCGGGTGGAAGAAAGTATGTGATTCTGGATGAGGCTGATTATCTCAACCCAAATTCTACACAACCAGCACTACGTAATTTCATGGAGGAATTCTCCAAGAATTGTGGATTTATTCTAACTTGTAATTATAAGAACAGGATTATTCCTCCTCTTCATTCACGTTGTTCTGTGATCGATTTTACTCTTGATAAGAATGATATACCAAAATTAGCTTCTCAGTTTTTCAAGCGTGTATGTTCTATTCTTGAAACTGAAGATATCCAGTATTCTAAAGAAGTTATTGCTGCTATCATTGAGAAATTCTTTCCAGATTTTCGTCGTGTTTTGAATGAACTTCAGCGATATTCTGTGAATGGTGAGATTGATACAGGTATTCTTTCTAACTTCACACAGAATGGTTATCGTGAATTAGTCGATCTTATGAAAGATAAGAACTTCACAGAGGTCAGGCGTTGGGTTGCTGAAAACACAAATAATGACACAGATACATTATTTTCTGATCTATATAATAATTCTAATGAATATTTCTCTAACAGATCAATTCCTCAACTAATTCTTATTTTGGCAAAGTATCAGTATCAGGCGGCGTTTGTGGCAAACCATGAGATCAATCTTTCTGCATGTATGGCAGAAATTATGTCAGATTGTGAGTTTAAGTAATGGACGAAGAAGAGAAGAAGAAGCAAGAAAGTAAAAAGTTTGATCTTGAAATGGCAGAAATCATATGGATGAAGGTGAAGGGTTGTAAAATACCTGAATCATATTCTGAAGAGGATAAACTTTCCATTTTGAAACGATATTGGCATAGAGCTATGGAAAAGGAAGATTATTGATGGAACAGGCAATCAAGCGTGAGCAGCCACTATTCCAATATCTAAATTCAATCAACTACCATAAGGATTATCTTATGGAGACTACTCTTTCACCTGCTGACTATAACCCCTATCAGATCAATAGGGGTCTTTCTTATTTCATTGATACTATTATGTATTCTAACGAAATGAATATGAGTTATCATATTTCCAAGAAGATGCAGCATGATTTCTTCTTTTATGGTATAAATCCACGTCGAAGATTCTCTAAGTGGTTCAAATCAATACATTCAGATGACTTTTCTTGCGTTAAAGAATACTATAAATATAATGATCAGAGGACCAAAGAGGCTTTGGAAATCTTATCCAAGAGTCAAATAGATGAAATAAGAAGAAAATTAGAAAAAGGTGGACAAGTAAATGATTGATTTAAATTCTTTAATTGAAGTGAGGATAGGTGAGCAGGAAGACTTTCTAAAGATCAAGGAAACCCTTACACGTATAGGTATTGCCTCTCGTAAAGAGAAAAAGCTATATCAGTCTTGTCACATCCTTCATAAACAGGGTAAATATTATATCGTACATTTTAAAGAAATGTTTTCATTAGATGGAAAGCCAACAAATTTCTCAGATGACGATACGGCAAGAAGAAACAGAATTGCATGTCTTTTAGAAGATTGGGGTCTATTAAAGATTATCGACCGTGACCTAATCGAAGATAAACAGGCACCTATGTCTCAAATTAAAATCATTAATCATAAAGAAAAAAATGAATGGGAACTGGTCGCCAAATATAACATCGGTAAACGAGGTTCAGGAGACAGAAATTGAAAAACAGCAACTTCATAGAAGAACAGCCAGTTAATTTGGATAGTGTTTTAACCAAGCTTGATAAAATTAAAGATGATAATATGAGGTTGCAAAATCAAATGAACCATTGTGCAGTATCATTTTTAGTCGAGAGACTAGACGGTTCTTTAAAAGATATAAGAAGCATTTTTGCAGATAAAAAAAGGGAGTTTTAAAACTCCCTTTATCCTTTTATAATATAGTATGAATTAGTAGAATATATCGATGTATTGACCCAATAAGAAGTATATCCGGTATTAGGTTCTGGCCTTTGGACCTTTTGAATCATTATTTCTGTTTGTGTCAACCTTTCTAACCTTTCCAACCTTTCATTCAACTGAATGACAACATCTATTAATTTTTGATAATCGTAATCAAATCCACCCGCCATTGAATTTGTTTCTATATTTTCAAGTTCTTTCATTTGAACCTCAAATTTTTGTAGATTTGGCAGACCAACCTGAAAGATTCAAATTAATATTTTGATCTGGTCTTGTGTTTCTATTTCTTAAGTATTCTGCGATAGCTTCACGTATAATCTCTGATGGGTCTCTTCCTACAGATGCAGCATAATCAAAAAGTCTATTTCTCAAAGATTCAGAACATCTAAATGATGTAACTCTGTTGGACATACCATATTTGTTTGTATACACCGCAGATGTGTCTGGATCATTTGGCACTATTTATCACCTTTTTTTATTTTTTTATCTACCATATCACCGACGATTCTATCGGCAATACTGTAAAAAAACATTGCTGTTTCTTTTTCACCCATGTTGTCAATATATCGTTTAATGATAACAGCCTGGATCGCACTGATGGCTGTTATCATATCTTTTTTGTTGTCAATTTCGTATGTATCGACTATCTCATCGAAAATAGCAACCATTTCTCTTTTGATACAATCGACAAGTTGTCTTTCTTCCATCGAAGATTCCTAGTTTAGTGTGTAGGATGGAACCCCATCATTAAAATACTGATGCTTCTTTTCAAGCATATCATTTGCTGCATGAGCGACAGACCTTAGAATGTATTCAAGAGCATCATCTGTTACTGTCATTTCACCATCGACAATTTCATTGTCATCATGAAGACGTGTATATTTTGCAAAAATATCAACCACGTCATTATAAATGGCATCATAAATTTCACGATCATTCATACTTATGTTCCTTTCAAAGAAAGAGGTAGGATTTGTCGTCCTACCTCTTTATATTGTCAATTATATTCTATTGATTAGCCAATAGAATACTTATACTTGACATTACCACGCTTGTCTACGGTAGTGTTGCTCTCGACCTTTAGACCATAGATGCTGCGAAGACGCCTTACAGCAGAACGAACTGATTCTGACGAAGCAAAACCAAAGCGATCCATAGCCTGTTGAGTTGAAAGAGACTGTCCCTTCTCAAGAGCCTTTGCTAGACGTTCGGTCATTGTAGTTGTAGCCATATTTTATTCACCTTTCATATTAGAAATAATCAATCGTGGAACCATTTCCACGATGACAATATAATAATCCATGAAGCACTCCTTGTCAAGTGGGTAGTCGAATATTTTTTCGACCTTTGGACCTTTAGACCTTTGAACCTTACAATTAGCCTTGACCTTGACCTTATTGTTACAACCTTCTGAGTTATCTTCTAACCTAAGAATATAACCTTACTCTTGTGCCAGAACCAGGCATCAAAAACTTACAGGATTAATTGATAACGCCAAAACTATACTGAAAAGGATTATTATCAGTGAACTCATGATTATAATGACTAGCATATTATAAATCATACTGTCCTCCTTTGACAGAATAAAAAATGCATCGTAAGTTATTGTTTTTATTAGGGTTAAAAATGCATATTTTATACATTATTGGTTTTAGAACACCATGCTAACATACTTATAATTAAAATGTCAATAGAATTAACTTTATATGACATAAGTTATTGATTTTATTTGATTTTTGATTATTGAAATAATTTTGTTTTTGATGACAAATATTTGAATGTTTTTTAACAAACATAAGCAAACGAATTGACAACATTTTTTGATTTATGGTTAAGGTTGTGTATACATTTGTTTGCATTCGTTGACATACGTAGTCATTCGAATATATACTAGATTTAGTCTATTAGTTTAGTAGAATAGTATTGTGTAGCCATACGATTTTTGGTCGTATGACGACACAGATTTTTGGTGGTCAGACGATTTCACTGTTGCACGGTAAAAATATTTTGTCAAAACTGAAAAAAACTCTTGAACGGTTCGAAAAATTGATTATACTACAAAAATCGTCAGAGACAAAATCAAGGTGAAACGGTATGTTCGGTGATGTAATCGTAGGATTGTCTTTTGCAATCCCTGTAGTTTTGGCAATCATATCAATCATCTCGGGAGAATGAAAATGAAAGTCTATGTAGGAATTTATGAACATCGTCATGGTAATGAGGTGCGAGTGTTTGATAGCTATGACAAGATTGAGGCATGGCGTCAATCTATCGCAGACGAATATTTTGATGGTGAATTTCGTGGAGTAGAAAAGCCTGAAACTATAAACGAAGTAACTGACTATTATTGGGATAACATTGAAAATGAATGGTTCAATGTAGAAATCACGGAAGTAGAATAATGAAAGTATTGATTGCGTGTGAATATAGTGGAATCGTCAGGAATGCATTCCTTGCATTAGGACATGATGCTATGTCATGCGATCTATTGGAAACAGAGACACCTGGACCACATTATCAGGGAGATGTCAAGGATGTATTGGACTATCCATGGGATATGATGATAGCACATCCTCCCTGCACTCATCTTTCTGTCAGTGGAGCAAGGCATTTTGAAGCAAAGAAAATGGATGGTAGACAACAATCTGCTGTCTCTTTCTTTATGATGCTTGCCAAAGTTGACATTCCAAAGATCGCCATAGAAAATCCTGTATGTATCATGTCTTCACTATGGCGAAAACCAGATCAGACTATTCAGCCATGGCAATTCGGGCATGGTGAAACAAAAGCAACATGTCTGTGGTTAAAGGGATTGACACCGCTTGTTCCGACTAATATAGTCGAAGGAAGAGAACAGAGAATACACAAAATGCCTCCTGGAGAAAACAGGTGGAAGGAACGAAGCAGAACATTCACCGGCATCGCTGATGCTATGGCAAATCAATGGGGTAAAGGAGAATAATATGTCTGGAATAGAATTGATTCTTTCTGATCGTAATGGCGTCTACATTCCAAAGTATTTTGTAGAACAATTTGCTGATATGTGGGAAGTAAGCTATGAGGATAGTCAGATTTGTGCTTTAGGTCCAGATGTAGAAGATAATGAGTTTTATTGGGATGCATGGCAGACCATTCTTGATAGCGCCATCTATCGTGATGAAGAAGGCAAGGTTTGGCGTTTATGGCAAGATGGCGATCTGTGGGCATATTGTGAAGAACTTATGACGAATGAAGAATATCTGGATTTTTTCGGTGAAGAAAGAATTGAGGATTGACATGTCATAATGGATATGCGATAACACACCATCAATGGAGGCCACAATGTCTACAGCACAAATCTGTGAATGTTTTCTCAATACGGACTTCGTGATTGAGTTTGACTATACAGTAACGTCACCTGGATATCCTGCAAGAACTTATGGATTACCAGAAGATTGTTATCCTGCTGAAGGCATTGAATATCAGATTGATGATATTCGTCTGTTTCTGGATGGCAGTAATGAACCTCTTGACATTCCTCCGTGGATGCATGGTATTATTATGGATGAACTTATTACAAGTCAAAAGGCATATGATGCTGTAAGAGAAAACGAAGATAATGAGGAATGGTGATGAAAAATCCTCTTGCAAAAGAACTGAAATCTGGTATGTTCAAACAACGGATCGTTCGTCCTAAAAAGGGCAAGGGGTCTTACACTCGTAAGGAGAAGTATCATGGCTAAAGCTAAGATCACGGTTCGTGCTGTTGTCTATGAAACCTATGAGATTGATGTTCCTGATGATATTATGGAACATAATGAGGTTGAGGATTATTTTTTAAATATTGACGATCAAAGTAGATATCTGATTGACAAGGACTCATTTTCGTGGGAAATTGATGATATTGAAATCGTGAATGGAGAATAACATGAAACTTGAACAATATCTTCGTGAATGGAATGAAGCTTGTGCTTATGCATACGAATGTTTTCCACCTTTTTTTTACGAAATCGACCTGGAATTTGTAGAAACAGTTGCATTTATCGTAATAGTCATCTACAGTGTGTATAGGTTCAATGAGAACCAGATAGCAAGGAGAAACAAAAATGATCTTCGATGACTATGACTTTGAACACACTGCCAATGTTGTTCTCATGATGAATAAGAGCATGTCAGAATATGACAAGGATGGTCTTATTAATTTTATGAAGTCCTTGGCATATCAGCATCTTTATGATAAGAACAGCACATGTTCCACAGGTGGTTTTGTTCTGTCTTCATTCACGGGTAGTGATGGTGAACGTCATGTGAGAGCATCTGTGTCTTGTTCTCTTGTAGAAGATTATCTCAAGAAAATGAAAAAGAGGCTTGACACCGTAACCGATCCGGTATAAAAAGGATTATCAACGGAGGATGAAATGACAGCGCAGGGATTTACAGGAAAAACTGTTACTGCAAAACAGATCATTCACAAAGCACCATTCGTGCGAGGGTTCAAGGAGGCTCAAAATGGTATTCCCATGGACTATGACGCTTATTATGACTCTGTTCGTGATAGAGAAAGCTATGAGCGTGGCAGACAATTCGGATGTGTTTATAAAGGCACATTGAAGATTGGAAAGAAAGTGACATATGAAGCACAGTCTGCTTTATATGATGCGTTCTACAGCAATTCAGTAATCTAAGGAGAAAGAACATGGCAAAGTATCAGAAGGCTATCGATGTTTATGCTCCTGGTGTAGCAGACGCTATTCGTCAGGGAAAGATTAATCTTCAGAAGGGACAGTGGATCAAGATTGGAGATAACCCAAAGCTTTCACGGTTTCATCATGCGAATGAATACAACATATGTGCATTTCATTATCCTCGCCATAACACAGAGTTTGTTTTGTATGCCAGGATCATGAATGAACGAGCAAAAGGAGTCAAGTAATGTATAAAAGGTTCAAGGGCAACCTCAAATATATCATGTGGCAAGCACGTAGAATCAAGCCAAATCATGGTATTTTTACAGAAACACATGTGTCTGATGATTGTCAGACATATACAACGACTATCCTTATGATTGAACAGAACTGGACGAGGTGGTAAAATGAAATGGATCATTGAATGTCAATTACCCAATATGGGTGATCTTGCCTGGAATGAGACAACAAAGTCATGGGAACTTGATGATTTTGAAACATTCAATGATGAAGATAAAATGGTCATTGAACTGCCATATGGTGGTCAATGGTTGCAGGTGTGAAAGTAAACATGTCTGACTTTCTTTCCAAAGACCCTACAGAAGCCTTGACGCAAATCAAGGACATTTTGTATGAGCGTCTTCGTAGCAGAGAAAACTATGCAGCACAAGACCCTCTGAAAGATCAGTATTTCAAGGGACTACAAAAAGGTGCAGTAGCAGAGGCAGAATTTTTGAAAAATCTGCTTGACAGGATCGAACGTAGCTGATACATTCATATCATAAGAGATGGAGATAACTATGGCTAGTGTCACTGTGAAAATGGTTGAAGCTGTAAATCTTACGATGACCAGAAATCAGGCAGAATTTTTGTATGATCTTCTGTGCCGTCGTGTCGCCGGAAAAGGCTTTCATGAAACAGAATATCGTGATATTTTATCGGCATTAGATGATGCTGGTATCTACTGTGAACGTAAAGACACTGACGAAACTGTCGTCCTTTATAAGTGAGAGGTGAGAAAATGGGAACTCGTGCAGTATATGTCTTCAAGGACGGTCTGGAAGATCATGACCGTCAGTATTGTGTCTACAGTCATTGGGATAACTATCCAGAAGGAGCGGCAGACTCACTAGTTAATACTCTAGACAAGGCATGGGACTTGCCACGTTATGAGGCTGATGAGTTTGCTGCATCTTTCATTGCGGCAAATAAAACAAATTCTGGTGATTTTCGTCTGACACATTCACCAGAAGATCATGGCGACCTTGAATATGTCTATGAAATTTTTCAGGCTAAAAATGGTCAGATGATCGTTCGTGCCTATGGGGTAGATTTCTGGAAGGATGATAAGAAGCGCACAGAATTCTTTTATGGACGTATGAAGGATTTTGTGGGTAAGTATGGTGCTGATGACACAAAGAAAAATTGGGATGCAAAAGATAATTCTCCCAACAAACTGCTTGACACGTCAAATGATCCAGAGTATAAAGAGTATGTAAGGTTGAAGAACAAGTTCGAAACTGTCTAAAGGAGAAAAAATATGAAGCATTATGATATGTCAACTCTAGCTTATATCGCTGGCGTCAATGCGTTTCACGATTACTTCACTCTTTCTGATAATCCTTTCAAGGAAGATACCATCGAGTATGATGATTGGGAAGCCGGATGGATGGACGAAGATTATAACGAGAAGGTTAAACTAGATTATTTCAAGAATGTTGCTTGACACTCTAGTCTAATGTGATAATATAAATCATCAACCACAGGAGATGACAAATGCCTAACTGGTGTGAAAATAATCTTACGGTTTCTCATTCTGATCCTGCTATGGTTCAGAAGTTTGTTGAAGCATGTAAGAGTGATGGGTTGTTCGGATATTTTCTTCCGACTCCTGTTGAACTTACGGAAATGTCATCTCCTGTGTCCTCTCCTGATATTGCCAAGAGCAATATTGAGAAGTATGGTTCATCTGATTGGTATGATTGGAATGTCAACAATTGGGGAACTAAGTGGGACGTTAGTGAACCAGATCATGAAGTTTCAGAGGACATGGTGACTACATGGTTTGACACTGCATGGGGTCCGCCCCTTGGCTTCTATGAGCATCTCAATGGTCTTGGTTATACTGTGGAAGCTATGTATCATGAACCTGGCATGTGTTTTGCTGGCATCTGGACGGACGAATATGGCGATGAATATGTAGAGTATGACGTCTCTGATGAGAATTGGGACGAAGGTATGTCAGAGGATTTGAAGGATATGCTCATGCCAGAGTATGAGAATTGGTTGGCGTGGCAGGAAGAGGAAAAGGCAACCACAGAAAATGGTTGAGGCTTTTAACTGGACGTTTATATATCTTGGAATTGCGGTAGGGTCAATCACTCTTGCCGCAATTCTTGTTGGGATATTTTATAAAGAGGATTGATCTTCGATGAAGAAAGTTATATACAAATATAACATGGGCACACCAGAATTTTGTGTTCCTTTTAAAGTAAAGATGCAAAAAGGAATAGATATTCTTGACATTGACTTTCAGGGAGACTATCTTCACGTATGGGGTCTGGTCAAACCAGATAACAAAATGAAAGAACGTGAGTTTGTAATTTATCCTACGGGTGAAATTATCAAGGATTATGATAAGAGACATTATCATCATATCAAAACACTACACACCAAGAACATTCTTGGTATCGCTATAGTTATTCATGTATTTGAAATAATTGAGTAGAGGTAGAAGATGAATAGGGAAGAACTACTTGCTGCTGGATATAAATTCTTCGAAGATCATCTTAGTAAATCTAATGGTGGTTATCAGAAGTGTATATACAGTGAAACTGGTAAACGGTATTTCATAAATGTATATTATTATGATTTCTCTCAGTATAAGATGCCATATCCAGAAGGATATGCTTGTAAACTACAGTTTGAGGTAAATGATGATTATATCAATCTGGAGTTTAATTGTAAAGATTTGACAATTGAACAGTTAGAGAGTAAGGTAGAATGGTTGTTTATGACTCTTGGTGCAAAGGACTATGAGTGATGAAAATCCAGCTAGTATCAGATATCCATTTGGAGTTTGGCCATGAGGCCAGCATCGACAATGCTGGTGCGGATGTGCTGGTGCTGGCTGGTGATATCTGTTGCGCCAGACATCTAAAGGTTATCGATGACTTTACGCCTCTACCTATCGAGCGTAAGAACGCAATAAACTTTTTCAAAGACTGTGCTTCTAAGTTCCAGAATGTGATTTACATCATGGGCAATCATGAACACTATAAACACACATTCAATGACACGGCGAATGTTATTCGAGAGTGCTTGGCAGAGCATGTTCCAAGTAATCTTCATTTTCTAGACAACGAGACTATCACCATATATGATGTAAAGTTTATTGGTGCTACTCTTTGGACTGACAATAACAAAGGGTGTATTGTCACAGAAGAAAAACTTCGGTTTGGTATGAACGACTTTCGCCTTATCAAGTATAGAGATTCTGTGGGTAACTACTTCAAGTTTACTCCTTCTATGTCTTTTTATGAACATAGAAGGACACTTGCCTATATCGGCACGCAAATCGTGGATGGTCCTTGTGTAGTTGTTACGCATCATCTGCCGTCGTTCAAGAGCATTCATCCTAAGTATGCGGATGAACACTACATGAATGGTGGTTATGCTTCTGATCTGGAGCATATGATGAATGAGAATGTGAAAATGTGGATACATGGACATACCCATGAACCGTGTAGCTATATGGTGAATAATACCCGTGTTGTTAGTAATCCTCATGGGTATCCTGGTGAAAGAGCAAACCCTAATCTTGGTCTTGTTTTGGAGGTGTGATATGAAAAGATTTTATCGCATACGACATTGGCACAGTAAGTGTGCGACTCGATGGATGAACTTTGGTTGGGGTCCGACTAAGAGAGATATTTCATATCATGAGTCTCTACTAGATGCACACAATCGTCGTCCTATTCGGAGAAAGTAAATGAAACTGGCATGGTTATGTTATGATTATGAAGACCGTTCTTATCCTTACACCTACAAGGTTCCGGTAATCTTGTTCGAGGAACCGTTACGGTATCTTTATGATAAGGTTGTTCCTATCGTATATGCGGTAATCGAAGAGTGAAAACAGACTTCCATGAGTTCAAGACAGGCGATGTAGTATCTGTTCTAAAAGATCATCCACATCTTCATCCAATGCTTCTTGTAAGAGAAGAGTGGACAGTATCTATTATGATATCAGATGCTGGTGTGGTTTGTCTGGAGGAAGTTGGTAACAAAAAAACATTCCCTGTGGAATGGTTCGTGAGGAAATCATGTCCTATAGATCAGAAGAATGGGTAAAAGGAACTGGTGGTTATTCTCATGTTCCACAACAAGTTCCTTGGCAGAGCATTCTGAATTGGCAGGTAGAGATGTTTCTCTATTCCTGTTATCTTTATTATGATATGGACAATCCGAAATTGACAGATGAGCAGTTTGATAATATAGTTGATCTTATGGAAAGACACTATGATGAACTGCCGGATCGTATCAAGAATGTTTGTGGTAAAGGACAGATAAAAGCTAATGCTCATTTCTTCGCCAATGATCTCTCTGATGAAGAAAAAGAAAATGCTATTCTTTGGAGAAATAAAGATCAATGATGTCTGATTGGGAAAAAGACTGTCAACACTGGTGGGGCAGAACACTCATGGGGTATTATGCTCATTGGTGTTTTGACTGGGATTTCCTTCCCATCGATGAAACAACCTCAGAGATGGATTGTTGTGGGTGTTATGATTTATATTTTGATGATTATAAACGAGGATGGATAAGTATTGATTTTGAACCATGGTATTGGGGAGCGTAATGATTACCGATTATATGAGACAGATAGCATATAACGAAGGATGTCAAGCATTTTATGACGATCTTCTTTTCATAAACAATCCATATGAAGGTGGTAGTGATGAGCTATACTACATGTGGGATGATGGCTGGTGGGATATGTTTTATGAAAACAAAGAATGATTAATATGGAAAGACTAGAAACTGATTTCCAACAGTGCTTTGCTGAATATGGCACAGATGATTATGTAGATTGGGGATTTAATATTCGGCAAAAAACATGGGGATACCATCGTATTAGATGGTATTATGATGGTTATTCAATACACGGTAGTAAAGTTGAACCTGTAGTCTATTGGGGTGCATAATGACAGCATTTGAAGCAATCTCTTGGCTAGAAGCAGCGGCCAGATATTTTGAGAAACGAGATACCAAAGGTGAAGATGCTGCTTTCTGGGCAAATGTATATAATGCAGAAGCCGCAAGAGACATAGCAGAATTAATCAAAGAACTGGCCGAAAAAAAATAAAATTATTTTAAAGAATGAGATTGACAGTCTCATTCTTTTTTTGTATTGTCTCATCATCAACTGATGGAGACGACAATGGATCGCACAAACTGGAGTTTTTCTTCCTATATTGAGGAAATTATTCTTTTGTCAGAAATCATAGAAATTCCTGGTATTATAGAGAAAAGGGTTGAATTGCTGAAAGAAGTCTGGTATAAGTTTCCTTGTGAGTGTGAAGCCATGGGGCTTCGTGATGGTCTGGCTACCAATTAGCGATGTTTTAACTACCAAACAGCGGAGAAAGACAATGGCTTATATGAACCAGGAACGTAAAGCGAAATTTGCTCCTGTCATCAAGGAAATCCTCAAAAAGTATGGAATGAAGGGTTCACTGGCTGTGGACAATTATTCTACTCTTGTTCTTAACATCAAGAGTGGACCGATTGATTTTTGGGCTGATATGCGTCATAATCCTTTTTCTGGTAGTCTGGCGGATCGTCATGACAGAGGGCATATGTCTGTCAACGTATATTGGGTGGATGAACATTATTCTGGTGTTTCACATCGTTTTCTTCGTGAGGTTATTGATGCCATGAATATTGGCAATCATGACAACAGCGATATCATGACAGATTACTTTGATGTGGGATGGTATGTCAATGTAAACATAGGAAAGTGGAATAAACCGTATGTCAACACGAATAAAGTTGTTGACTTGGCTGCGTGATCCTGTAGTATGTGAGGACAAACAAGGAGAAACAACATGTCGCTTTCCAATCTGAATGAAATTGATGAGAAGATCAAAGAACTCACGATTGCACTTCGTGAGGATCATGACTATGCTTATGTCTGTGGTTATATGGAAAGCTTCTTCTCACGAGTTGTTCGTGCGTATGTTCCTGCCAATCGCCATCATGAACTGATTGAACTTCTTGATATGCATCTTAACACATCCAAGGAAGGAGAATGAAAATGAACGCACAGGAAATCTTTGATACAGTAGCAACTCATCTGTTCACACAGGGACAGCAGTCAAGGGATGCATGTTTTGGGAAATGCGCTTATAGGACAAAAACAGGTCTTACATGCGCCGTTGGTTGTCTTATTCAGGACTATTACGTATCTGATATGGATTTACTAGATTTTTCTGGTATTGAAACTGTATATCGCAAATTCAGAAAAATACTTCCTGAATGGATTGAGGGTAATATGGAACTTCTTGAATTTTTACAGGCTGTTCATGACAATACTACTAATTGGGCAACTGTTGATTTCATGAAAGAGTCATTGACTGAAGTTGCCTTAAAACGTAATTTGGATTATAGTGTTCTGAATAAATTCGAAAGGTTTGGATCGTGACACCACAAGAAATCTTTGATACAGTTGCCACTCATCTGTTTACACAGGGACATAGAGCATATGACAATAATCTAGAACAATGTGCCTATAAAACACCTGATGGTTCTATGTGCGCTGTTGGATGTTTGATTCAGGATTATTATAAGCCAGAGATGGATAGCAATGCATACGGATCAGATATTCAAACCGTTTATGGTGTTTTTAAGAACGATCTCCCAAATTGGGTTAAAGATAGTCTGGGACTTCTGACATCTCTACAAGATGTTCATGACGCAGACTGTAGTTGGAATTCTGTTGATACTCTAAAAGCTGCTCTGAAAGAGGTTGCCTTAAAATGTAATTTGGATTATAGTGTTCTGAATAAATTCGAAAGGTTTGGTTCATGACAATATTCTGGGTAGTAATAATCATATTGACTGCAATCATATGGGCCATTATACTAGGTGGTAGGGGTCCAGGAAATGGAGTAGGATAATGACACATGAAGACGCATTGGAACTGATTAAGATCATTAAGTCTATTGACACGGGATTATTCAACATTTGGATTATTCTCATGGCGCATATGTTTATATCAGCAATGAAGCGGTAGCTCAAATGAAAATCACCATTCCTATGCCTGATGTGAGTATGTGGCCCATTTTTATGTCAGAGGGCTTTATTGTGCTTGCCTTAGTCATAGGATGGTGTTACTATTACTTATTGGCTCGTTACGGAACTATGAGGGTCGAATGACAAAGATCACTAAAGCATTCACAGTAGAAGACTATGTGACTATTGATTGTGAGAATTTGGAAGCATTTAGACATCAAATTGATAATTGGATTAAACGATATGGTTCTAATGCATTTTTTACATTTGAACCGCATCGTTATTATGATGATGATGTTCTGGTCATCAAGGCGGTGCGTGAAGAGACGGATGAAGAATATGCTATTCGAATGAAAAGGAATGAAGAACAAAGGCTATCCCAAGAAGAAAAAGATCGCAAAGAATATGAGCGTCTAAAAGCTAAATTCGGAGAGTAGTCATGAACATGTATGACATGATAGAGAATATCGAAAACATGGTCAATACTGTAGTAAACAGCATGACTGAAGTGAAGCCTGAACAATTAGGTCTTGACAAGCGGTCGGCATATAGACTATATGTATCGGAAGAGGCGATTGCTATTTCGAAGAACCAGGATGGTTCTCTTCAGTATTATGGAGGGTTTGAGTATGTTGACAAGAACAGTCGTATAGAGGTTGGCGACTATGTGTTTTATACCGCCGATGATGAAAGAGTAGCTGGCAGCATTCAATTTTACGAGGATGCGAATGCAAATGCAACTGAACAAGTCTGATCCGTTATACTTGTATCATCGTATTGATGCCTGTTCATCAATTCATGAAGCATATAAGCTAGTGTATCAGTGGGTCAAGCAGGATCATATCACGCATAGAGAGATGGGTGATCTGGTTATCTATGCACATGATTATTTTCACCATGGGATGAAGTGACATGAAGATCAAGACATATAAAACAGTCAAGCAAGAGGTTGAGATTGAGGTAGATGATCGCATCTATGGTGCTGATAATGTTGGTGACGGGAATGCCTGGATGATTGCAAACATTATTTTGAATGGTTGTCTTCCAAAAATGATTGACAGTCTTCATGGGCAAGAGTATAACGATATCTTCTTCGTTTGTGACAAGATCAACGAAGCATTTCAAAAGGCAGATAGAATCCTGGAGATTATGAAATGAGCAACTGGACATATACACTCAACTTTCGTGATCTTATCACAGATGAACCCCTCAATGAGGATCAGTCGATCATTCGTGCGAAGTCTATGGCTAAACGGTTATCCTCATTCATCAATGGGTTTGATGATAAGGATGATGATTATATGGTATATGAATTGTGGGATGTATATGAGTTATTGAATAACTCCATTTCTGTGGATGAAATCAATGAGGGTCTGGATGCACTATATGATGTGGCAGACACGTATAGAATTTGGGTCAAGTGAGGGAGAATAATATGCACATCTTCTTTAAGATTATCTTTCCTGTTTTTATTATTATATGGCTTGCGATTGCAGGAACAATAGTGTATACAGGTATGAGAGAGCATGATCTTATGGTGGCCTGTTCTGCTTCTGGTGATCCCAAGAGTAAGGAATGCTTTCAGTATGGTGTATATATTGGCAATCTTCGCACTGTCAATATGAATATTACTAATGGAGAATAATATGTCAGAGAATGAAAGATTAGAACTCCTGGATCAGATTAAGTGGCTAGAGGCACAGGTAGAGGCATTGGAACTTGAATTGTCTGATGCGAGGGAAATGATTAAACAATTGAATCAAGAGAATAGAAAACTACAGGAGGCATATAGTAATGCTTCATGGTCTATTGAAAATGGGAGATGGTAATATGTCAAAGATTAAGGATATGCTTTCTAACACTGACTATGATTTGGCGGATGAGATTACCATTGCCAATCTTCTTTCCTCCTATGATAATATACTTCATAATGAGGCGCATTCCTGGACACATCCAGATGATATTGCATATTACGAAGAAATCAAGACTGCTCTTAGAAGGGTCATCAAGCATTATTCTACAAATGGTGATTATCTAATTGAAAAGGTAATTCGAAACAGTAAGGATAAGGTTGCATCCAGACTAGCCAAATATCGTATTGCTACCATGGGAAACAATAATGAATAAAGAACTTTCAATCAAGACTATTGAAGATGTTCTGAGACGCTTTCTTATATTAGATCAATATAAAGATAAACGATATGTATATAATTCAGGTAGATCATATAATGTATATGATATCGCAGAAGAAATCTATAATGAATTAGAAAAGAATACCGTTGAACCTTTGGACCTTGATACCTTTAAACCTTAATGACCTTTTATACCTTTACTGACCTTTAAGACCTTTGATGACCTTTGAAAATAATATAACCCTTACCATCAATCATCATATATCATTACTATTGAATGAAAGTATAGTGTATTGGTATGAAGACAATAGTAGTAAAAAAATAAAATATTTTTGTTGATTGTCGTATGATGTATGGTATGATATAGGAATGATATAGGAGAAGAATAATAGTAATATGTGGTCAATATGAACATAGAATGATAATAGTGGTATTTATAAGTCATTGATTTATATAGTGTTGTATGGAATAGGTCAGTGGTGTTGACGTATATTTGTGAAATTGTATTACAAGTTTGTGTGAATTATATCATAGTTTATATGATTAAAATCCTCGGTTGTAGAGTGTAATAAAATCAATAACATACGACACACATTTTCTGCACAAGCACGGTATCACAGCCACCAAAATCTGTCAAGCACAGACATGGCAGTTGTATACAGTCGAATGTGAACTTGAACTGAACAATAACAAATGTCAACTGTAGCTTGGCCATACGAATGTCAACTAAAGCATAGCCATAAGCGTTTATGTAAACACCGAATGTCAACTCAAACATAACCATAACGAATGTCAACTTGAACTGTGCCATAAGCGTTTATGTAAACACCGAATGTCAACTTGAACTGTGCCATAACGAATGACAACTGTGGCTTGGCCATAGTGTATATGTAAACTTTTCGAATAGTCTATCGAAAAAGTTAAGTATACATTCCGGCGATATTAGTCTATCGATTTTGCATAGTATACATTCCCCCGATACTTGAACTGTGCCATATGGCGGTATACAAACAGAATAGCACTGTATACATTCGATGTCAAATGGCCGGTTTTCGTGTTTTGTTCCCGTTTTGTTCCTGGTTGGTTGCTGTTTTGTTCCTGTTGGCGGTATCTGTTTTGTTCCCGTTTTGTTCTAGTTTACAATCAATTTTCTTTAAAATGTTTACGTAAACAGGGTCGATTTTTTTCGTTCTCGTTTTGTTCTCTTGTAGTATACATTCAATTAAGTATACGTAAACACGATTGTATGCATTCATAGAATAGTTTACGTAAACAAGGTTATGTTGTATACATTCAATTAAGTATACGTAAACATGGGTATGTTTTTTTGTTCTGTTTTTGTTCTCTCTTTTAGTCTACAATCAAAAAAATGAAAAAAAAATAAAAAATGTTATTGACAGGGGCGGGGCGAATAGCATATAAAAAGACATGGTAACGGGAGACAAGCAAATGGTAAAGCTCTCTAATACGTCGAAACTAAACGCAAAATCCTGGTCGTTAAATGCAGGAAAGACATGTCCAGGTTCTATTGATCCTGCCACAAAAGAGGTTTTGCCGGTTTGCAGCGGCTGCTATGCTAAGGGCGGAAACTATCGCTTTTCCAATGTCGTCAATCCCCGCAATTTTAATCAGGCCGATTGGAAACGTCCAGAATGGGTTTCCGACATGGTTGCGGCTCTAAAAACGGAAAGATTTTTCCGTTGGTTTGATAGCGGCGATATCTATCATCCCGCACTGGCATTTAAGATTTTTCTTATATGTCAACAAACCCCATGGGTTTCGCATTGGATACCTACCAAGTCGTATACAATCCCGAAAATCCGTGCGGTATTGGACAGAATAGCAGCATTGCCTAATGTCGCATTGCGCTTTTCGTCACCTAATGTAAACGGTGATTTTATTCCTGGTTTACATGGTAGTGTCGTTATTCCTAACGATACTTTTGAGACAAGCGCCGACATAGTTTGTGGCGCTTATACTAGGGGCGGAAAATGCGGCGATTGCTTTGCATGTTATGACAAGAATGTAAACGTGGTTGCATATGTCGCCCACGGCAAGGTTATGCAATCAAAAATAAAAAAGATGAAAATCGCCGCCTAGCTATTGACAAGCCGGGATTAATCCTATAAAATGGATTGGTCCCGGTTTTTTAGTATACAATTAAAAATGTTTACGTAAACGCTAATTTTATTTTAGTATACGTAAACACGAATTATTTTCAGTCTACAATTATTTTTTTCTTGCAATGTCGTTTTGGATATGCGAAAACATAATGGTCGAAACGATAGGGTGACGAGATGGAAAACGAAACGACGAAAATTCTTCGATGGAATTCCAGCGGTGATGTCTGCCATAATGGTTGGACCAATTATGCAACCTGGAAAGTCAATCTAGAACTGTTGGACGGTCTAGACAGTGACTTTTTCGACGGGAACGATGTTGCTGATCTAGCAGAAAGCATCAAGCTTTACGTGGAAGAATATCTTGAAAGCGAGGGAAACGATGTTACGTTAGACTTCGCTCTTGCTTTCATTGCCGATGTAAATTGGCACGAAATTGCAGAAGATATCTTGGCAGGGGAAGAAGAAGCAAAAAAAATAAAAAATCTTGAAAATGCCGCTTGACAATATCTGGAACCTGGTCTATATTCTGATCATAGGCAAACGGCCTATAGCACAAAAGGGAAAACACCATGATTAACGTGAATGCGAAGAACACGTCGAACGTCACCACGATTAAGAACCATTTGAACAATTATGGTTCTATCACGACGCAGGAGGCGTTTCAGTATTATCGCATGTCTGGTGGAACTGTGACGAAGGTTATTTCCATTCTGAAAAAGGAAACTAACTTGCCGATTAACTCACTCTTTATCAAAGACGGTGTTGACGGTCGTCGCTTCAAAAAGTATATTCTCAATATCGCCGCTTAACAATATCAGGGCGGGTTAGTGCCCGCCCTATTCTCTCTAACAGGATGCAATGCGATGGATTATATTGACGATTCAAAACGAGTGCAAATGTTGTCGATGGCTGCTGTTGTCGTCGGGTTACTGTTGGGCGTTGTTATGGTTGCCGCCCTTGGTTAACCTTTCTGGACCTTGCTAGACCTTGGCAATACCTTTGGGGGAAATAAAAATGCGATACAAGACAGAATATGAAATCGAAGCCGCCGCCGAAAGAAAGATGAATGCATTAGACAGGGAATTGACGACAGGTCTAATCAGTCAGGAAGAATATGACGAAAAGGCTTGCGATATTGAACGTTGGGCAGATTATCATTATGAACGATTGGCAGATGAAGTCTACTAGTATTTAAGCGGGGCGATTAGGAAAGGCAAGGCGGGCAAGATATTGCCCGTCTTTTTTATTTGTTAGTGTTTACAATTAAGCTATATCATAGCAATAAAAACAAAAAGCATAAACTGTGCTATTCTATTTTTAATCAGATTGCGTTTTGTTCAAAATTAAGCGAAGGCTTGGCTGTAAACGGTGACGCTGGCTTAAACTGTGGCTTGGCTGTAAATGGTCGGTCGGGTGGAACCGTGGCCTTGACCTTTGGACCTTCGTTATCTAAAACTTGACCATAGGGTCCCATCCGTGGGTTCCCAATAAGGTACCGGTTTCTAAATTATATGGAAAACATTTTACCTTCAAAAACAAAAAAAGTTACTATAGGGTCCCATAAACGGGTCCCCTTTTTCTACAGAAAAACCTATACTAGGGTCCCATATTAGGGTCCCATAAATATTTTAAAATATTCTTCATATAGGTAAATTTCCATGAAAACTTTTAAACAGTTCATAGAATCAACAGAGTATTTGTCAGAGTTATTTGACAAACCTACCAAGTACAAATCTATGTCTCATAAAGAAATGGGACTCAACAGAGAAGAAAGTGCCAGTGGTAGATTTCATGGATATCATTTCAAGCACAATAATCAATCTTTTCGTGTAGGCGTATATCATCATCCAAATGGCCATGCAGAAGTAGATTTTGATACTGGCGGATCACATGATATTACCGGAAAGCATGGTCATTCTTCTCATAAGATATTTTCTTCTGTTCACAAAATACTAAAAGATCATTCAGACAAACATAAGCAATTATCTCATTATAGATTCTATTCAGATGCAAGTCAACCCTCTCGTGGAAAACTATACCATAAATTGACAAAAAAGATGGGTGGTGTTACGAAGAAGGGTGAAGATGATCACGAACATATTGTTCCTATAAAAAGATAAACATTAACAAAATTTAACTTGACATAATTTTTAAAGTCTGTATAATGTTTCTGTTGGGAACAAATAATAACTATTTTCTATTGAAAGGTTTTACATTATGCCAAGAAAGAAGTCTAATGTTATTCGAGTGAATTTCCGAAGAAAAAAGAAAACAAAAGGTTTTTCAATTGGTGCAAATATTAAAATGCCAGTTGACACCAGTAAGAATGCTGATATTATTCATGTTGATTTCACAAATGTAATTAAATGTTCTGATATAGAATACATTATTACTATAGGAAATCAATAATATGAATAAAGAATATATTCCTGTTACAGATAAGGAAAAACAAATGAGAACATATATTGTAGATATTGATGGAACACTGGCAAATACAAATCATAGAATTCATCATCTATTAAAAAGTCCTAAAGATTGGAAATCATGGCATGAAATGTCCATGGAAGATGATGTTCATTGGGAATTGGTAGATATTCTTAAGATGGCTATTAAGAATAATGTATTAATTGTTCTTTGTACAGGAAGAGATGAAGTATATCGAAAAGAAACAGAACTATGGTTGACTATTAAGGGTATTCCTTATGACTATCTATATATGAGAGAAAAAAATGACCGAAGAGATGATGATATCGTAAAGCTAGAAATGCTAGCTGATATCAAAAATAGAGGTTTTAATCCTGTTCTTGTATTTGAAGATCGTGATAGAGTCGTAAAAATGTGGAGAGAACAAGGAATTCGGTGCTATCAGGTCGCACCAGGTGATTTTTAGTAAAAAACAGGACAAAATTAATGGAAGAAGAACTTTTAACACTGCAAGGACAGGTAAATCACAGAGAAGAACGTAAAAATTCTCTTAAAAATAGTAAAAAAATCAAAAAATTACCAAAAAATCCATCAAATTTGGCTATTGATGCCGCTGTTTTGGCTTATCTTCAGCCAATGATTGATAATGAAATGGAAATTGATGAAATTTTACTAAAACATGTGAGAGAAAAGATCAAAAAAGTGTTAGAAGCAGCATATTCAGTGGATTGGAGTTAAAATGTTACTGGACTATTTCGTTTTTGGTGTCTTTATCGGTATGGTACTGTTCTTTGTAGGTATGATATTGATGATCTACAGAAGTTTTTGAATAAAAATTTTTTTGAGCAATATGTAGTACCTGATATTCATATGTCCAGTGGAGGAGTTGGAGGTAAAATAGTAAACTTATAGAAATAAAATTTTATATATTTGAAAGTTAGGTTTTTAGCTTCCAACACTTCCACTCGTAAGGGGGAGGGGGGGAAAGAGAGACTTCTGAACAACAGGAGTCTCTTTTTGTTTGTCAATTTGACACAGAATGAATTATGAGTTAATATGTAACTATGGACAATCTGTAGAAGGTAAATAATAATTGCAAATAAAGAAAACATATACGAACAAGATTTCTTCAAAAGTTGACGAAAGGAAACCTATGTCAAAAAGAAAGAAACCAAGTCAGACTGACATCTATGAATTTCTTCCATTTGATGACATTACTTCAGAAGAGATTTTGGAATTGGCTCAACTAATCAGAATTGGTGTATGTGGAAGTGTATTAGAAAATGCTTCTGAAAAACTAAAAAGACACTTTGAAAAAATCGATACATAAAGAGGAAACTATAAATGAGTGAATTTGGCGAACTGATGGTATTGAACGGGTATAACAAAAACTATACCAATGACAATATCTATTTTTATACAAAACATTTTAATAAATATTCTATTGCAGTATATGAATATGATTTTACATCTATGAGACAGCCATATAATCTTCATCCATATAATGGACCTGACTATAGATATGACGTAAGAACAGAATTCAATACTAGCGAAGATATCTATGTTCGTGTAAGTTTTGGATTGGAAAATAGAAAATTGAACAAAGAAACAGTAGACTTTTTTGAAAGTAAATGTTTTGATATGTTTGTGTTTTCGGGAGGTGTATAATGAAGTTGGTCGCAGCAATGGTTTTCATGTGTTTCAGTGGCACATGTCTGAAGTATGATGTAGAAGTAGAAAACAAAGCTTGTTCATACGGATCGTTCAAAGGACGATATATGGGTATGGACGCAACATTAGGAATAAAGTGTCATAAATGACAACAATGGAAACAGAAAAGAAGTATGTCATAGCCTGGAAATCAAAGAAAACTGATTTTGAGGGTCAAGGGGAAACTTTGTTTACTTTTGAAAGTGCTACTATTTACTGTGAAGAGTTAAACAATGATTTTCCTTTTTTGGAACACTGGCCAAAAAAAGTCATTGAATAAAAATGCGGCATATATAATTAACACAGATAATAAAGGTGAAAATATATGCAAAGAGCCAGTATGTTTGAAATTTATTCTAGTATGCCGATACCTCATTTGGAATATCTGGATGATTCGGCATTTTTAGTAAATGTTCTATTTTCGTTCTTTTTAGGTGGGTCTATCGGTATTATATTATCTTATGTTATTTTTGAAATCATAAAAATAATTAAAGAATAAGAGGTCTCATGACTCCACAAGAAATTTTCGATGTTGTCTCTGAACATCTTTTTTTACAAGGAAAAAGATCAGTAGATAAAACTCACTGCCGCTATCATTCTGATGATGGATTAAAATGTGCAGTCGGTGTATTAATTCCTGAAATATCATTTATTTTAGAATACGATCAAGGAAACAAACCAATAAAGAGTTTGTTAGTCTCATACCCACTAAATTTTCCAGATTGGATGCACGACAATGTAGAACTGTTATCTCATCTTCAGTCCGTTCATGACAGGACTATAAATTGGGAAAAATCAGATAATATGATAAAATCCTTGACAGAGGTTGCAGAATATTATAATTTGTCTTCATCAAAGTTGGGGTTGTTCAGACGTGATTTTGAACATGAAGTTAAAGACGAGGAAAATTGATGATAGATTATCAGTATACAAATCCTTTTTTCATGGATGGTGTTCTTTCTGCGGAAGTTGGTGAAGATACATCAGCTTGTCCATATGATTATCGTAAATATGATGATGAAAAGAAGATTCAAGTCGAATATTATCGTCAAACCGAATGGTATGCTGGTTATTGGAGTGTGAAGAATGAAAAATCTGATAGTTGAAAAGAAGGTAAATGTTACTGCAACATTTGATCCTATCGAATGGGGAACAGACGATCAGGAAATAGCAGATAAATTGAATAATCGTTTTGAATTCTATGTTAATAAAGGTTACAGTAAAGATGAAGTTCTTCGTTCAATGTATAAAGTATTGAGTCAGTATAATTTACATACAGATTATGGCTTGACATTTCTAAATGATATTGTAGACTTCATATATTGGGAATAAGTTTAAAAGGAGAATGAGTTGATCAACATTCAGTTTCAAGATCAAGTAGGTAACTGGATCACTGTTTCTGTCACTGATAATATTTCTCTTAACATTCTAAATGCAATGCGAGAAGTGCAACGACAGTTTGGTGGTCGTGTTCGTGCAGTCGATCAGAATGGGCGTCTTGTTGATATTTTGATGTGAGACTGTAATGCTTAATCGTGATGTTAAGATGATGAAATTTGTGAGACGACTGGCTATTGACAATAAAGGTGTAAAAGACAGATTTAAATTGGCAGCAGCCCTCACCCTGAAAAGGGATGTGATTTCGATTGGGTTTAATGAAATGAGATCACATCCGCTTCAAAAACAATTTGGTAAAAATGAAGAGTCTATTTTTCTTCATGCAGAGATTTCATCTATTGTAAACGCTCTTAATCACATAGACAAAAGCGATCTTAAAAAATCTACTCTATATATTCATAGAGTAAAAAAGCTGAGTAAGTTTGATTCTGAATGGGTAGATGGAATGGCATGTCCATGTGAAGGTTGTCAGTCAGCAATTTACTCGTTTGGTATTCCTAGAGTAATTTATTCTACAAACACAAATGACGAATATACAGAGTGGAGAAACACATGAAAAAGATTATTACTATTGTTACAGTTCTAGTTATTTCCCTTGCTTCAATCGCACCAGCAAATGCATGGTATCGCCGTGGTTATTATGGTGGCTATGGTGGCTACTATGGTGGTTGGGGCGCAGCAGCAGGTATTGGTCTAGGATTGGGTCTTCTAGGTGGGGCAATCGCTGCTTCTCAATATCCTTATCGATATAACTATTATCCATATCCTTATTATTCTACTCCATATTATGGGGGTTATGGTTATAATCCATATTATGGATGGTAAAAAATGTCAAAAATGTGAAGTAGATTGGCAGATAGTAGTTGACACAGTGAAGAGTAAATGGTATAAATAAATCCAAGAGTGGCGGTTTCCCGTCACCAAGGCGAAACTGACCACTTGATTTTTATCTCTTAAGGAGAATAGTATATGATTACAACAAATACTGCAAAGGTTGCAGTTGCAGAACAGTCAGAAGTAGTCGATCTTCGTGGAATGTGGATTGGTTTAGGTCTATTAAACACATTCTATCTAATTGTCAGAATTTATGAACAAGTATACGGTTGGAGGGCCGGTCTTGATTCATTTGCTCCAGAGTTTCAGACATATTGGATGTCTATTCTCTGGACAGAGATTCCACTTGAACTAGTATCAGGACTAGCACTTGCCGGATATCTTTGGAAGACAAGGGATCGTGCAATTGACAGCGTGGCTCCTCGTGAAGAGATGCGCCGTCTTGTTACACTAGTACAATGGTTAGTAGTATATGCAGTTGCAATTTATTGGGGTGCATCTTTCTTTACTGAACAGGATGGAACCTGGCATATGACAGTAATTCGTGATACTGACTTTACACCAAGTCATATTATTGAGTTTTATATGTCATATCCAATTTACTCAATTATTGCAGTTGGGGCTTTCTTTTATGCTCGTACACGTATTCCATATTTCTCACATGGATATAGTCTTGCATTCTTGATTGTTGCTATCGGTCCATTTATGATTATTCCAAACGTTGGTCTTAACGAGTGGGGTCATACATTCTGGTTCATGGAAGAACTATTCGTAGCACCTCTACATTGGGGCTTCGTGTTCTTTGGTTGGATGGCATTAGGAGTATTTGGTGTAGTTCTACAGATTCTAGGTAGAGTACATTCTCTATTAGGTAAAGAAGGTGTCAATCTTCTAACTTGACAAAATTGCGGGTGGTAGGTATAGTTATCTTGCCGGTTTCATACGCCGGTAAAAGTGGGGGCAGTTCCCACACCCGCTTCATAGCTTCCACGACGGGGAACTTTCGTCAGCCAAATAGGTTTTCTGTTATCCTATGGAAGAAAAACAGACAAGTTTACGGAATTGGTCAGTGGTGAAAGAGTAGACACGGCGGAACTCGCTGCTGTTATGATACTAGTCGGATAACAGCGTGTAGGTGCAAGTCCTACCTGACCTACCAAATATATGGACTCTTAGCTCAATAGGTAGAGCATCGGACTTTTAATCCGCTGGTCCTGGGTTCGAATCCCAGAGAGTCCTCCATTATAAATAAGTTAAGTTAGTATATTGGAGTGTGGCGCAGCGGTAGCGCAGGTGACTGTTAATCACTTGGTCGCAGGTTCGAATCCTGCCTCTCCAGCCAGAATAGACTATCACGCCTTTCGTAGAAGCGCACCAGATAGTCAGGGGATGGACGCCACAAATAGTCCCGTGAGGGTCCACGGTTAGCCCTCTTTTTATTAACAGGAGTGAACATGAAGAAGTTTGTGATTGTTTTTATGATGGTTGTTAATGCTACAAATGCTTATGCACAGTATTTTGCACCTGTTTATATTCCTCCACCTGTTCCAATCCCTCGTTGGTGGCAACAGGGTGCTATTCCAGTAAGAGAAAGACCAGAATATGCTCCTTTACCACCACCTCCTCAAGAACAAGTTCCTGTACCAGTTCCAGAACCAGTTATTGTAGAAAAACCAGTTGTTATTGAGAAGAGGATACCGGTAGCTGTGCCAGTTCCTACAAGGAGACCTGTGTGCACAACGTATCCAGACCCATGGGATACTTTTGGATACATTTTTGGTGATCCATTTATGATCACTACATGTTACTAAATACAATAATGCTGGTGTAGCTCAGAAGGTAGAGCAACGGATTTGTAACCCGTAGGTCGTCAGTTCGATTCTGGCCACCAGCACCATAACAAGGTTATTCGGGGATAGTTAAATTGGTATAACGTCGGATTTTGGTTCCGTCTTTCTAGGTTCGAGTCCTAGTCTCCGATCCAAACAGGATTATTAATATGGATAATAGACAACATACGATTTCAGCAATTATAAAAATTGTTAGTTTTTTTGCTTTGATGATTATTTCTGGTTTTATTTTACAGGATATATATTCATTAGGTTAATAATGCGGATGTAGCTCAATGGTAGAGCAGCAGCCTTCCAAGCTGAATACGAGGGGTTCGATTCCCCCCTTCCGCTCCACATTTAGGTGATTATATGACAAAAATAACTGTTAAAGGTATTAATACAGAAAATGATACAACAGACCTTCCTATAGGAACAGGAAATACTGACGGTAGTTATATTTCGGTAAATTCTAATGGGTCTTTGGTATTTGCTAGTAATGCTACTTATAATGTCATCACAGTAAATTCAAATTCTTCTGTAAATTTTTCAAGTGAAACTTTTTTTGACTCAAATTCCACATTTAGTACTAATAATGTATTGTTAGGGGCATCTTCACTGACTGCTAACGGTTATGCGTGGTTGCCTAATAAATTATTGATACAGTGGGGTAAAGTTTCTGCTAATAATAGTACTCAAGGAAATGCATCATTTTCTGTTCCATTTCCAACAGCATGTCTTGGAATTAGTTTGACAGGTATAGCAAATACTGCTAATGTTGCTTATTGTAACACTGCACCTAACAATACAGTTGCTTTGATAAGAACAAATGCTGCTACTTCTGCTGGTGCAAATGTTTCATATATTGCTATTGGTCATTAAGAAAGGAAAATATTATGATTGATCCAATTTCAAATGCTCTTGCAGCAATTTTCATGACAGCATCACTGACTACAGGAGGGCATCATGGTGTGGCTTCTTGGTATGGGTCAGAACTTGCTGGTCATAGAACTGCTTCTGGTGAAAGGTTTAATCCTAATGGTTTTACAGCCGCACATCGTACGTTACCTCTAGGTACACATTTAGTTGTTACTCATGGTGGTCGTTCTGTGACTGTAAGAGTTAATGATCGTGGTCCATTTACACATGGACGATCATTAGATTTGTCACGTGGTGCTGCAAGAGCATTAGGTTGTTCTGGCACCTGTAATGTTGAATATCATGTCGCAAGATAGGAGATAATGTAAATGAAGAATATTTTAATTTGTTCAATTCTATTTTTATCTACTGCTGCTTATGCTGCTCCTTACGGAACATTTCATAATCCAGTAGAAGACCCACCTTTCACAGGCGATTGGTCACGACCTGTACATCGTGGAATGTATTGTGTAAAGGGTACATGGCATCACGGTTGGTTACAGCCATGGGAAAGCAGTCCAGTTATTAAGCCATCATGTGGGACAGCAGTATATCAGATCGAAGATTGATCATGAAAACTATTTTGATGTGTAGACCAGTATATTATGATGTCGATTATGATATAAATCCCTGGATGACAAATAACAAAAATACTGTTGATAAAGAATTGGCCCATATTCAGTGGGAAAATTTATACGAAGCTTTGACAAAAGTATTTAATGTTAAATTGATTACGGCTGTACAAAATCTTCCAGATATGGTCTTCACAGCAAATGCTGGTTTTTACAAAAAGAGACATAATTTAGTATATGTTTCAAATTTTAAAAATAGAGAAAGAAAAGGAGAAGAAATCCATTTTATTCAATGGTTTATAAAAAATGGATATTCTATTTTTCAACCAAATGTTCCTTTTGAGGGCGAAGGTGATCTATTAAAAGGTGATAGCCATAATCATTGGTTCGGTCATGGTTTTAGGTCGGATAGGTCTGTAAAGAATGTTTTTCCATTTACAGAAATTTCTAATTCTAGACATTTAGAAATGATTGATCCTAGATTCTATCATCTGGATACATGTTTTGTACCATTGAGAAATGGTGGTAATTTATGGTATCCTGGTGCATTTACCGAAGAATCACAGGAAAAAATTCGTAGGAATTCTTTTAATTCCTATTCTGTAGAAGTTACAGAGGAAGAGGCATTAACATTTTGTTGTAACGCTATTGTTAAAGATAATTATGTTTTTATGCCAAAATGTGAGTCTGTTGCTAAAAAACTTTTGAAAAAAGGATTCATTGTCAAACAATTTGACATGAGTGAATTTATGAAATCTGGTGGAGCATGTAAATGTCTGGTTATGTATATTTGACTTTGTGACGTATTTACTATATACTGATGATAGTTTCCTGTTAAGGAGTATCAGATGTATAAAGTTGAATACAATGTTAAACATATAAAGAAAAAATCTTTTTTATATGGTCAATTAACTACTCAGACATGTATTTTCCTTAATGTTAAGGATGCTTTTGATTTTGCTAGGAAAATTAGAAGCAAAAGGAGTAAAAAGATACAAGTTATAGGTCTGCCTGTAATTGAACAGATTTATAAATAATTGTGCTTATAAACCCTTTGAAAGGAGAATATCATGTTTAAGAATTTAACAGCAAACTGGAAGACTACAGTTGCTGCCCTTATTCCACTAGCAGCATATGGTCTAAAATATGCTGGTGTTTGGCCAGAATCAATGCCTCTTCCTCCACTAGACGAAGTTTGGCCATTTATTCTAGCATTACTTGGTGTTGGTGTTGCTGCAAAGGACAACAATGTCACGAATGCATCACATCCTAGTGATCCAACAACACTATAAGAATTTGGGGAGCTACTTGCTCCCCTTTTTCGTTATAGCATCTGCTTCATTTAAAAATTTTCTAATAGATTCAATAGAACTTTTACAAGTCAAATTATTTTTATACAATGTGACTACTGTTTTTGCTACTTGTGCATCTGTTAAAGTTTTCCAATCGGGGAATTGTTTTAACACAGGACAATTATACATAGCTTCGTCAGGATGGACTACCATGTATTTGTATGAACGTACTACTTCTGTTTCATTACAACCGGCTAGTAGTAGGGAAGATAATAATAAAAGTTTTTTCATTTTTGACCGCTCAATTTTTTGAAAGTATCTTTTAAAATATTTGAAGCCGGTTTATCGTTTCCTTTTACGACTTCTTTTTCAATGTTTATTTCTATTTCTTTTAATTTATTTGTTAGCTGTTCGTTTTCTTTAATAGTGTTGTTTATTATTTCACTTTTTCGATTGTTTATTTCGTTTAATTGTTCTATATGCTTTTCTCGATCTTTTATAATTTGTTCAAGTTGAGCTACTTTGTTTTTTGCTATTGCCGCTTCTCTTTCTTGATCTAAATATCTAAGAAATATGAAGTATAATGCTCCTAGTGAGATGAGAAAAGGTAATATATACAATATATATTTTGTAAAAATAGGTGTTAAAAAAGCTACTAGTAATTCCATGATATACCTCCTTTGACTTCATATTTATAAATGATGGGTTGACAGAGTAGGTAAAATGATTTATAGTTTTTTGTAAATGTATTTGTACAGGAGACATAAATTTGATACTTTGTTCATGTAATCTGATATGTACAGAGAAAGTTAAGAACTATTTACAAAATAGTAATACTGAAAATATTCCTTCTGTTGGGACTGTTATCAGGGGATTGAATTGCAACGCTGTATGTGGTATGTGTTCAATAAATATAAAAAATGCAATAGATAATTTTTATGAGGAAAATGAATGAAAATCTATATTGGACCATATATTAATTCAATTGGTGTTTATCAGATTGCTGATAAGATTCCTTTTATTAGTGAAGACACAAAAGATAAGATTGCTGATTGGTTATCCAAAACTTGGATATCATGTTTCTTAACATGGATTTATGAAAAAAGAAAACGTAAAGTTCGTATTCGTATTGATCGTTGTGACACATGGAATATGGACCATACACTATCATTAATCATCGTTCCAATGCTCAAACAATTAAAAAACACCAAGCACGGTTCTCCTTGTGTTGATGACGAGGACGTTCCAGAACATATGCGATATAGTGCACCAAAAGATGATTCTGGTTTTGATATGGGTGATAATTGGGTTCACTATAAATGGGATTGGGTTTTAAATGAAATGATTTGGACTTTTGAACAAATTGTAAATCAAGATGATTTTGACATATTCATTCTTGACAAAGAGAAATATATAGAATATAATGATAGAGTATCTAATGGACTTCGCCTTTTTGGCAAGTATTATCGTAACCTTTGGGATTAAGGAGAAACAAAATGTTTAAGATTACAGAAGAAACCAAGGCTGCTGCTGTTGAAGCATTGCGTGAAATTTTTGGTAAGTATGGAGCAACTAACGAGGAGTTGGAAAAGGCATTTGAAGATGCTGTTGCTATCGTAAAGAAGCAGTTTGGAATGTGATGTTTGAATATCAAGCAAAGATACTGAGAGTAATTGATGGTGATACTGTAGAAGCAGAAGTTGATCTTGGGTTTAATATCAAAATGAATATGAAACTTAGATTGGCTGGTATCAATGCACCAGAAATGACAACGCCAGAAGGCAAAGAGTCTAAAGTTGCATTGGTAACTATGATTGAAGGTAAAACCGTCACTGTTTTATCACAAAAAGATAAACAAGAAAAATATGGTAGGTATCTTGCTACTATTCTTTGCGACAGAATATCAATTAACGAGTGGTTAGTTGAACATAAATTAGCGGAGAGATACATTGGATAAATGGGAAAAACTAAAACATTATATCAATGCTGACATTTCACATGCGGTTCATTACTCACATGATAAGTTGTTTGAACATAATGTTTCACTACGGTATAAGAAATATATGGAAGACCTAGAGAAAGAGGAGCAGGAGTATCTTGCTTCTAAGATAGAAAAAGCAAAAGAAATTCATAAAGAAATGATGAACGACTTACAGGGACTATCATGAAATATATGAGAGTCTTGGATAAAACAATTAAGATCAATAATTCAATGCAACCTGAAATGATTCTAACTATAGCATTTCCATTAGAATTAGTTGATAAATCAAGAGAACTTTCTCCAGAAGAATTTTTAAAAACAATCAATAAAGCAATAGCAGACTATGATAAGGAACACGAGCAATGAAATACCAAGCACCAATAGATTCAACACTATTTCTTCTTCGTGATGTTCTAGGTTTCAATAATGAAAACACAGAAGCAATCCTAACAGAAGCAGCCAAACTATGTGAAGATGTTATTGCGCCAACTAATCAGGAAGGTGATAAGGTTGGTTGCACCATTTGTCATTTTATTGATCACAATTATGCTGTGACTGTTCCTTCTTGTTTTCACGAACCTTGGAAGCAGTTCACAGAA